ATATAATTATCTTATCTTCTCCGGTTCCATAATCCAACAGGTGCCGGCCCCAGGGGGGTCATGCGGCCCATGTCGTGCATGCGTGGAATTTATAAACATACCAAGCGGTATGTTAATGAAAGCGGCATCCGATATCGTGCATCGAGGCGGCGATTATAAACATACCAAACGGTATGGGAATAAATTTCGTGTGAAAAAATGGATGAAAATTTGCGTGAGTGTGTGATGTATCCCCTCACCCCCTTTCAGCCTATCTTACCTATATATAAGGCCGCTATGAGGCAGACCCAATTTTATGGGCCGGATCCATGGCGAAACTATTTTAGTGCGTAGGCTTGACAATAAGGTGTGTTTGTGGTAGTCTTGACATAGATGGATGGGGGACAAGTTTGGGTTAAACACTAACACAACAAAGGAGGCTATTAGCCATGTATATATCAGTCAAAGAGTGGGCAAGGAATGTGTTGAATAGGGCAGGAATAGAGTACGAATACGGAGAAGATGGTTTTACTAAGATGCTCAATACCTATCTCACAATCAGGCGGTTAGCTAAGAAACATCACAGGTTAGCGGAGTATTCATGTAATGGTGAGGGCGTGGTAGGAGGTAGATTCTGGAGATTAGACAATCCTAGCGCGTTCTCATTGGACAAGGATGGGTGCGAAGTTGATGTGTTTGACATTGAGAGTGAGCGTATAGAGGCGAAGATAAAGGCGCTGTGCGACAAGGTGGGCTTTAGGGTGGAGTTTCAAGGAGATCCTAGGGGTAATACGGTTAAGCTGTCTTACAATGGGAAGTTTGTATCAATTAACGCTTAATAATAGGGAGGGGATTAATATGCTAAAGATAACTAAGAAGTTCTTAGAAGGAAATCTTGAAGGAGAAACATATACATTTAAAACTTATCAGCCGTTTGAATTAGGCAAGATATACAGCGATTGTATTACTGGTAAAAAATATGAAATTGTCGCCGTTGAAAGGATAACTGATTAATGAATACTTACCCTGCCTTCCCAGTATTGCCTAATGGAAATAATAACGTAGATAACTATGGATTCAAGATCTTTGCATATCCTGGTATGACCTTGCTTGATTGGTTCGCAGGTAAAGCTTTGCAAGGTCTATTATCTGCGCCTAGCGACACAATAAGCCAAGATAGCGGACCTAATGCTAGAGCTAACCCAGCTAAGGCGTCAGAATGGGCTTATCAGCAAGCGGAAGCCATGTTGAAATATCGGGAGAATATTAAATGGACATAATGAAAATCTTACTACTAATAGCCCTACTCATGGGAGGGATAGAGGGAAGCGCATGTGCTAGTGAGGTTCTGATTGGGGATGCTGAGATAGTGCTTCAGACATTGGCTATGGAGTCCGCAAGCCATCCAGAGGGTATGCCGTATGTAGCATTAACGCTCTACAATAGGGCTCTAATGCGTAATACGAGTATGTCTGAGGAGGCACTTAGAGCTAAACAGTATAGTTGCTGGAATAGCCAGAAATGGGCTTATTCCTGGCTTTCTAGGCACTATACAGCATCAGTACAGGCTCAGGCGGTATCAAGCCTAGCCTTGGGGCTGGAAATGGCTAGAAATGGCATGTATAAGGGCATGAGACACTATCACACGATCAATACTAGCCCATATTGGGCGAAGGGGCATACGCCAGCTCTGATACTTGGCGGGCATAAGTGGTATGAGGGGATAAAATGAGCGAACTAACAAAAGTAATTATATTTGAGCTAAAGAATAAACTTAGAAAGGCCACCCATTGCACTATTCAACATGATGGGTGGACGTGTGCAACGTGTTTTTTTAATCTCAGTAAATCACTAAATAACAAAGACTGGCAAGCCGTGTTATTGACCCGTGGAGATTACAAAAAAAGCGAACTGGATAATCTACCAAAGGACATTGAAGTATCAATAGAAAAGATACTTAAAATAATAAAGGGGATGAAGCAGATATGAGTGAACCATATGAGCCATGGCCAAGCGGGCCATTCAGATGCCCATACTGTAAGGCAGAAGGGCAAGAAGCGGAGGATCTAGGGGATCATCCGGCATACCTAAGCGGGACTTGTGAAGAGTGTGGCAAGGACTTCTCGGTTAATACGTATCTGATGGAGTTCTATGATAATAAGGGGGATGTAATCAAGTGAGCGCCTACTATGTGCCTCGCTACAAATGGGAGCTTGTGGCGTGGCTTAGTCAGAACGGCATCAGAATGCCGAGCAAGGCTCCTAAGAGGCAGTTGTATGCGATCTATCACAGGATAATGAATGAGAGGATAAGCCATGGATCAATTAGGTAGTGCCCAATGGGACTATGACAACATGGAGCCAAAGGACAGGCGCTCTGAGGGCGTCATAGAGTACCAGGATAGATCTACTCCCACGGAGCAGAAAGAGATATGCCTGGATTACCTGGAGCAGAAGAACCTCATGGCGGACTTTGAGGCCTGGTGGGACGAGCTAAGCGTCAAGGGCGCTTGGCTCGATGATGTTGTGGCGTACTGTGAGGAAAGGGTGGACTTCTGGGACTGGCTGGAATAACGGGGGAACATATGAGTAAATTATTATCAGATTATCTTTACTACCATGAGCCGGGACCACCAGATCTTAAGATTTACCACGGGAATTGTTTGGAGATTATGCCTCTACTCGACAAGGTGGACTTGGTGGTTATTGACCCGCCGTATGAGTTATCTGATTCAGGGCCAGGTAAATCCCATTGCAGGATGAGCCTCAATAAGTTTGACTCGGAATCTTACAAAGAAATAGTTACCGGATTTAATCACCAAAAAACATTTGGAATGATCGAATCTATTTGTAAGCCAATGCATCTATTCTGCTTCTGCTCTAACAAGCAAATATCAAAATTCATGCTTTATGGAGAATTAAAAGATTACCCGACAACTCTCCTTATTTGGAATAAAACAAATTCAGCCCCATTTGCGAACGGTGTTTGGCGTGGGGATGCTGAGTATTGCGTTCATATCAGAAAGCGTGGTGCTTATTTTGAGGGAAACGCAGAACTAAAAAGAAAGGTGATTCAACATCCAATAGTTTCAGACCAAGCACATCCAACAGAAAAACCTATTTTAATAATAAAGAAATATATTGAGATTGGTTCTTCTGAGAATATGACTATCCTCGACCCCTTCCTCGGCTCCGGCACAACCCTAGTCGCTTGTAAGGAACTCAAGAGGAACGGTATTGGCATAGAGATTAACGAGAAGTATTGCGAGATAGCTAAAAAGCGTTTACAGAACACCCAAGTCCCATTCATTTAAACAGAGGAGGAGTAATAATCTATGAATAGCATCAATGAGCTAAAGGTCTACGGACGGGCAGAGAAGATCAAGGGGATCCTTGAGTACATGTTGGATAGCGGCAAGAAGATACCCTCTAAACAGCTATTAGAGGCCCATAGGAAGCTCGGAGAGGCCTTATACGCCCTCCAGGGTGAGCGGAGGGATAGATAGCTCTAATAGGCCTTAAAACGAATTTAAACAGGGGTTCTCATGTCACCTAAGATAATCATGGATCAATTCAAGGATATTCAGCTATCTAGGCAAAGACGCCACCAGTTGAGGAAGCAATTAGCCGGCTACTGTGCCAAGTGTATCAAGCCCAGGGTAGGATCAAAGTACTGTGAGTACCACATGTATCAGGAAGCCAAGTACCAACAGATTAGGCGGTATCGTAGGAAGAATGAGTTATCAAGCTCATGACCTCAAGTTCCTCAAATACCATCAGTACCAAAGGCATGGAAACTCGTTTGGTACTTGGCCCACGAATAAGCGAGCTTTGGGGGGCTGAAAGCGCCCCCATAGCTTATTCTGGCCAAGTTGTCAAATACCAAGCTATATATATTAGTGTACTTGAGGTATTTGAGGTATTTGAGGATTTTAATAGACTTAATACAGAGATACTAGACTATACTTGCCTTCAGGGGTAATCTTGATTATTTTGGTACTTGAGAGCATATTTTTGATATCGAATGCCTTTTGCCTGTTATGAGACAAAAGCTCTCCGTTTGCCGCCGTCATTGCGGCTATGAATTCATTCATTGGGACCTTTGATCCATTCTTACTTGAAAGATAGTTTTCGGCCCATTCGCCTATGATGGTAACAGGATTATGCCAGTCGAATGACTTTGTGTCCTTGTTATACTTAATAACACGCTTTATAGCCTCATCAGAATTACGAGTCTCAATGGCTAGTTCACGGTATTCTGTAGGTGTACGTCCTTCCATAGCTATGGTAGTAGAAGCCCATCCACGCATAGAGGTTGACCCACGAATCATATCAAGTAATGAGGTTTTTTGCTTTGGGTCTCCCTGCTTCTTAAAGTGTTGAGCCATGATGACTGAAAAATTGAAGCGATCCTTTAGTATGTCTATCTCTCGGAAGAAATTAGCCATCTCGGTAGCGTTGTTTTCATTATACTTATGAAAGTTAATCATAGGGTCTATTTCAAGGACATCTGGCTTGAACTCATCACATTCTTGGGCTATAAGATTTGAATCACGTCCAAATATGACTTGGTTCTTTGTTGCCCATGTGCGTGAGTTACGCAAAAACTCCTCTTTCATCCCTGTATATGTAGGTGCAAGACGTTCTTTTAGACGAGCCTCACGCAATTCGGCCTGCAAGGATAATACCTTAAGTGGACGAACAACCTTGTATCCTAAAAAGTTACCGCCAGTTAGCAAGGCTCTTCGGATGTCATTTAGAAGAGTTGTTTTTCCTCCCTTTGACTCACACCCAACGAGCATTGTATCCCCACGAGAAAGCATACCGCCTTCTATGAAGATTTCTTCAGGCCATTCTGTGTTAAGAAGTTCGTAATAAGATATGGAGTGAGACATATTGTTTGGCTATATTAAAGGATGCGAATTATCTTGTCAATGATATTCTTAAATTATTTATTGGACGGATAGAAAAAGTATTTGACAAAGGTATATTAAAGAGGCATAATAGTGGCATATTTAAGGAGAGCAATTTGATTATTGCAACTAATGATTTGAAAAAATATCTTTCACTGTTTGCGACTCAAAAAGATGCTTGTGATCATCTTGAGATGGATGCCGCAACTCTATCAAAGATGGCTAATGGGCATGATGTGTCATCCTCTACCATTGCAAAGGTTTTGGAGAAAACGGGTTTTGACTTTGAGAAAGCATTTGAGGTGAAGGAATGATTCACCATTACCTGCGTTGTCCTCATTGCGAGAGTAAGTGGTTATTCAGCTACGATATTCCGTCTATGATATTCAACTTTTGGCGTGTGATGGCTGAGAAGGCGTATGTGGAGATGGAGTTTGCGAACCATCAGGTGGACTGTATTTTGGCGGAGGTAGAACATGAACACGTATGAGGCGTTATTACAGAAGGCAAATGATGTGCTTGTAGAGCTTGGTATGTGTGAGGAAGGTCAAAGATTGCCTAAGATAGAGGCTATGTTCGTGGATGGGTTTTTGCAAGTTCAGAGGGAGAGAGAGTACGCTCTGTGAATCAAATTAAGTTCGATAACTCAAGTCTGCAGGCGTTCAAGGATTGTCCAGAGAGGTATCGCCTAAAGTATGTCCTTGGCCTTAAGAAGCGTGAGGAAGGTATCGAGAATCATGATATCAACTTCGGTAAGGCTATCCATAAAGGACTTGAGGCACATTATAAAGGTAAGGATTACAGGGAAGCTTTCACGTCTGAGTATGGTATTCAGTTGGATATCGAGGACAAGGCCAAGACATACGAGCATGGTCTACTTCTATTAGATAAGTACATAGAGTTCTATAATGAACAGGATAAGCTGTTTGAGATCCTGGAAGTAGAGCAACCTGACCTAATAAAGGTAGGCGAGTTCGACTTTATCGTGAAGCGTGACATGGTCATAAAGCAACAGGGATGTATCTATGTCCTTGAGCATAAGACTACAAAGAAGTCGCTTAACTCGTGGGATTACTGGGGTCAATTTGAGCCAAATAGTCAGGTTACCGCACAGACGTACTCGTGCATGAAGAAGTACGGAGAATGCAGTGGGGTCATAATCAATGCCATGCAGGTGGGATTTAGGGAGAGAGCCTACAAGGGTGAGCCGGCGGGGTTCCACTGCTCGTTTCAGAGACAGATGTTCAATAGAACCAAGGAGCAGTGTGGGGACTGGTACGAGCAACACATAGAGTGGTTAGAGAGGCTACGAGATAACAAGGAATTTGTTCCTAACTCTACCTGGCTCAAAAATGAGGGTCAATGCAGATATTGTAATATGAAAGAGATCTGTAACTCGCTTGCTGACGAGCAGATAATCGAGCAACTCTATGAGCGGCTTGATAATCCATTCAGCTATCTGGAGACAGAGGTATGAGGTATACCGTAGACGAACTACAGAAGCCTGACGTGCGTACATTCGTCAAGTTTCTAGTAAACGGTGGGCCTGGAACAGGGAAGAGCTATCACGGATTGACCTATCCTAAGGTTGCGTGGCTTGTGAACGAACCTGGATGGAGAGCCTTGATCGAGTCTAATCCTGAACTTAAGGCTAACCTGGCTTGGGTGGAGGAGTTTATTCCAAGCCCGAATGAGGACGTAAAGTCTGTGATGACTCGCTTAGATACTGCTATTAAGCAGGCCCATGCGGACTTCAAGGAAGGTAAGGTCGATACGCTGTTCTTTGATAATATCTCGTTCCATGCAGAGAATCGGTGGCTCTATATCAATCAGTTCGAGCCAGTGAGAGCTATGAATGGGGCGTTAGATACGAGAGGAATGTATGGCGTATTAAGTAGGTATCTATATAAGTTTACTTATATGGATATATTGAGCTTCCCAGGAAATGTCGTGGTGTCGTGCCATGAACAGACCGAGGATGAGTCTGCTATGCAGAATAAGATAGATAAGAGTATGACCGTGGCTCCTGCCATCCTTGGAGGTTTCAGGGATAAGATCGCAGGGATGTTCACGGCATCTGTCTATCTTGAGAAGCGTAGGAAGGCAGAGAACACGTACGAGTACTGGGCAAGATGTCAGAAGGGGTCAAATAGGGATGCGAAGAATAGGTGCGGTTTACCTGAGCTTATTCAGAATGTGTCCTATAAGACCATCATGGAGTACGTAACCAAACACAAGGTGAAATAGGAGGAGTGGAGATGTTTGATGTCAATGACCAGATAGATGTGGTGGATCTAACAGACGTTAAGAAGGAGAGTATGGTGCTTCCTCCTTCCAAGAACGTCAAGGTGCGTATCGTCAAAACGGAGAAGTCTCCGAGGGTATTGACGAACGAGAACACCGAGAAGGGCAAGAAGGGGGACATTAAGTCTCTTGGATTATCCCTTGAGATAGCGGATGGAATTCCGACCACGAACGTTGAGACGGGAGAGGAGACGTTGAAGTTCAAGGGCATGAAGCTAAACACTGGCATCATGGACCTGATCGTGTGGGCAGACCTGGAAGTGTCCAACAAGAAGGGTGTCAAGAGATTAGACAATAAATGGTGGAAGAATAAGCAACATCTCGTAGGACTGAAACAGTTCTGCGTAGCGTTGGATATTCCTCTGGCAGGCCTTAAGGTCACGGATGCGTTCCTATCCGAGCTTATCGGAAGGGAGCTTCTGATCGATATCGGGCAAGAAGAGGAAACGGTTGAGAACCCTCAAACGGGTGAGTACGTCAAGACTGGTACGATGAAGAATCGCATCCAGGCGTTTAAGAAAGTCTCGTAATGGAACAGGCTCAGGTGGTGGAGAAGCCGTATGGGATCGCTTTTAAACTGCCTGAGCCACCTCCATCTGTTAATAGTTTGTATAACGTCATATTCAGTTTAAAGAAGGTGGAGCTTAAGAACGAGGTCAAGCTGTGGAAGTCCAAGATGAAGTTGTATGTGCCTGTGTGGAGACCTAAGGTGGTTCCTGATTCACCTTGGATGTATTTTAGGATGGACGTACATATGGATCTATTCCATAAGAACGGTAAAGTAGCCAAGTTTGATGTTATGAACATGGAGAAGGCGTGTATAGATATGGTGTGTGAGAAGATCGGGATAGATGACAAGTTTATATCTGAGTGTCATACGAGGAAGATCCAGTCTGAGAATGAGTATGTAATGTGTGAGATAGGATACTTAAGTCATGTCTGAGCATGAGGTATACATGAGATTGTATGGGTGGGCGTTGAGGATCAATAAAATTTAAACCTTCGCCGTAAGGCGGGTTGATGGTGGGCTGGTACCCTGACGATGAGGTGGCGTATATCGCTTCGGAGAAACAGCTTTGACTGGAGTATCCTTCGTTGCAGACCAACTGCCCATCAACAAAGATTGTAAGGGAATTGTAAGATTTGTGTGAGGCAAGAATGGTTAGATGGTTGCTGAAACAAGCTGTGCTAGTGCAACCCAGCATAGTGCTGAGAAGGTTAGAATCCTTCCTAACCACTCGTCTATCGAACGGTGTTTCTTTCTGACGAGAAAGATAGGCATGAGTTTATGTAAGACAAGAATGGCTAGGCCAGCGTGTCAGGGCTGGTGGTAAGAGACAGATGGAATTGACGGCTCGACATTACTACGATGAGTTTCTGACTATAGCTTATTGGAAGTAAACTCGCGAAGTCCGTCAAGGAGCGGGGTGGGGAATCCCGCCTAGCCAGGGAAAATCCCACACAGCCAATCAACTAGAGGGGAATAATATGGTTAATTCTGAATCTATTGAGCTAGTCCTATATCGGTGGAGGAACAATTACTACGGTGCCACAATGAAATCCAATGATGACAATGCGGTTAAAGCCATTCGTGAATTATTTGACCATGCCAAACATGAATAAGCTGTATAAGCCGAGTCTATTAGTAGAAATTGACAATCAGTATTATATGCCAGAGAGTTTAGAAGCTGTCACTGAATGGTGGCTCCGAAACTATCCTATCTGCGTCTGCAAGATGGCGAACAAACCGAAGGAGTGGCTAAGAGTCAGGAAATTCATGGAGAAACTGTATCTTGACATCCGTCAAATCAAAAGGAAAAAGAAATGAATAAGCTGGATGACTGCGGGTGTTATATTCATCCTAATTCTCTGGACAGGATTCTTCATAGTATGCAGACATCTGGGCTTGGGCGTGAAGAACAACGTGGTAAAGCCCGATTCGCAATAGTGAAGATGGTGAGGGGGATGATGCCTGACAGATTAAAGGCAAGTGTTAGTGATGATTACTATGACCTTGGTTGGAATGAATGTCTCGACACCATCGAAGCTAAGCTGAAGGATCTTGAGAATGGCTAAGCCAAAGAAGCAGAGGAAACATAGACATATATACAATATCTGTGCCTGTTGCCAGGTAGAACGTTATGGATATTGTGGCTGTTCGTTTGCTGAACAAATGTGTGAGTGCGGGGAAAGGAAGCCATGACAGACATTCAATGGAGCTTAATTGGCCTTGTCATTGTCGGGAATATTATTTTCTTTTGGCTAGGAACTCAGTTTGAGGCTTATAAGAGGAGTAAGGAGTGACCGACATTCAGAAGCAGATTGAAGTGGTGAGAAGTCGTCTTGAATATATAACAGACAGGTTTACTGGCCTAAAAGGTTTTGAGGAGGCATTGGAAGCCCTCTCAAGAATCGAATCCTACATCAAGAGTTTGGAAGCGAAGGAGGGGAAGGGATGAGAGTTGACATTAAAGATGTAGAGGTGTCCGAGTCTTTCCACGAAATTTCTCCATGCGATTATGGGGATTGTAAAAAACCTAGCCCATACATAATTTGGCCTGACAGTTTATTTCCTGGAAATACTTATGCTTGTAATGAACACGTTAATCATTTGTGGGCTGGCAGAAGGCATCTAGGAGTTCATTTTTCTATTGGGTATAAAATTTCAGCGATTCAGCAAAGATTGAATGAATATAAATTAATGGAGGCCAAAAGATGAAGTCGAATAAGGAGATAGCAAGAAAGGTAGCCGATAGCGACAAGTGCTATTGTGAAGCCGCTGTTGCTTACGAGGCACGAGTTGACAAGTGTGAATACTGTCAAGTCATCGAAGCCCTTGACGCAAAGGATGTCCAAATTAAGGAGTTGGAGAAGCGGGTGGAGGAACTTAACGAACAGATTAAAAGACTTTGTTCGCCGATTTACAAAGACACTTCCACAGAACTTGTTTTATGTCAATCCCGCCTCAAAGATGCCGAGAAGATGCGTAAGGCATTAAATGAGATAAAAAACCTTGATGTAGTTGGTGCTGATAATACAGGAAATCTTTACTTTGGAAAGATTGGTTGTATAGCACAACAAGCCCTAGCCGAATGGGAGAAGGGGAAATGAGACACGAACCTGAATGTCGTTGGGAAAAGACCACACCTTATGAATGTGAGTTTAGAAATACGCATCATTATTGTCCGCATCCTGAACACGGATGCACTTGTGAGCTTGTAGAATGTGCTACTAAAGCAACCGCAATTCTGACAGCCATCAGAAACGCCGAGGTTGGAAGTGACATAATCGTAAACAATGATGATGGAAGCATATTCTGTATCTTAACTGTTAAATGCAAGGAGCATCCAGAAACCATTGGAGAAGGGGAAGGAGAATAAGTGAAGACGTTAGAGCTATTTTCTGGAACAAAGAGCTTTAGTCGGGTAGCGGCCAAACTTGGGCATCAAACGCTCACAATAGATAATAACGCTTCTTTGAATCCTGATATTTGTTGTGATATTTTGTCTATTCCTTTAAGCAATTTACCAACAGGAAATGATATTATTTGGGCCTCTCCACCATGTACAGCGTTCTCAGTTGCTTCTATTGGAACACACTGGGCTGGTGGATCGAGGGCATATATCCCAAAGACAGACTCGGCACGAATCGGTATAAAACTTGTGGAGAGAACGATATGGCTGATTGAAGTGTTGAAACCGAAATGGTGGTTTATCGAAAACCCAAGAGGTGTCTTGAGGAAGATGCCTTTCATGCAAAATTTCAAGCGTGTCACAGTTACATACTGCCAATACGGTGATGAACGTATGAAGCCAACTGATATATGGACAAACGCATACTGGTGGGAACCGAAGTCTCTCTGTAAGAACGGTGATCCCTGTCATGTCAAAGCTCCTAGAGGGTCAAAGACTGGAACGCAAGGATTAAAAGGAGCTATGGAGCGTGGGGCTATACCACCAAATTTATTTATAGAAATATTTGAACAGATTCCAAAACAATTTTCATTAATGGAGAAGGGGAAGGAGAATAAATGAGCCGAGATAATGAGGCGCGTATTTATTCAGATTTACAAGATGCTAAGGATGCTCTTAGGAAAGCTCTTAAAGATATAAAGGAATTAGATGACAAGCTCGGGGGATATAATACTTTTAGTGGAGAGGTAGCTCCGATTATAGACGAGATATTCCCAGGAGAATTGGAAGGAAAATAAATGAGGTATCAAAGGGAGTCTAAATGAACGACTACGATCTATTTGACTGGTTGATGGCAATAGATGGAGGGCGCTCATGATACTAACCCTGGCAATATACGGCTTAGGGGTATCCCTTGCAGTATTAATACTCGCCTCTATTGCCATAGCAATACTCAGTAAGACGGACTGGTGGATGGGGAAAGAATAATGGATAGCTTATTTGATCCTAGTAACATAAAAATATCCTCTGGAATAAAACCTCCAAAGAACCGTGGTTGGGCTAAGAATCTAATGTTATCTATGAAAGTAGGAGAACACGTGGATCTCCCAGACCCGTTCAAATGCCAATCAGTCTACTCTGCCGCTAAGACGCTTAAGTATAAGGTTAGATGGATTTGTGTTAATAGTAACAAGTATAGGCTTTGGAGGATTAAATGAGCGAGAAAGAGTGTAAATGAAATATCTATTTCCATTAAGCCCATGGAATCAGCAACGTCAGTTTGAGAAGCCGGCATGGGTATACCCTGCTCATCTTGCCATGTATGCTACACATCTGAGAGATCGTGGCCATGAAATCCTATGGGGCCTTACGGTAGATAAGGTGGATAGAGTAATCTATGATGATACTCAGATTAATATTCCGTTTGAGAATCTTCCTTTTCCAGATAGAACGCTTACAGACGCCAAGAATCCTCGTTGGCAAGCCTATGGTAATTACAAGTTTCATCCTGCTACCCATTACATGTCTTCTAACCTCTGTTGGTGGGCCGGCGCTAAGGGATGCATATTCTGTGTAGATTCTAGGAAGATTATAGGGGGTGAGAAACGTGGAGTGCGTTCAGTTGCACATGTCATGTCTGAAATAGAGAATTGTGTATCACTTGGATTCAAGGAGATGTTTGATGATGCAGGCACAATTCCCATTAATGATTGGTTGGAGGAATTATGCGAGCAAATGATTCTAAGCGGTCTAAGCAAAAGAATTGTCCTTGGATGCAATATGAAACCAATCCGTCAGAACTTCTCACTTATGCGGGAAGCGGGTTTCAGATTCATTCTAGTAGGAGTCGAGTCAGCAAATCAAAGCACCATAGACAAAATCCAAAAGGGTCAGCACTGCGAAAAGGTTATTGAGAATATCAAGTCTATGTCTGATGCAGGCCTTGAGCCGCATGTTACCTCCATGTTTGGGTATCCATGGGAGACTCACGAGGATGAGATGAGGACGGTAAGATTGGTCCAATTTCTCCTTAGGAAGGGTTATGCTAAGACAGCCCAGGCCTCAGTTTATTCTCCTCCAAGAACTCAGCCAGATCCTCTCTCTACCGGTCATAAGTATATCCCAATGATCTATAACGCTTATATGCATCCTGAATTCTGGCTCAATAAGCTAAAAAGTGTACGTAAATGGGAAGATGTAACTTACATGGCAAGGGGTGGAAGGTTGATACTTGAGGAGAAGATAAGAAAGCTATGCATAAGAAAAAAATAAGCTTAAATTATCTTGGGTTTGGTAATGGAAATCAATTCAGGGGAAAGATATTTAAGGAGGATATAGTTAAGCTTCAGTTAAAAGGCCTGTGCAATGAAGCTATTCAGCACTCACCGAGCTTTAAACGCTTCTTAAGAGAAAATATGAACCCACGGGCAAAGAGTGATGGAAAACGATCCGCCAGCCACTGGTGAACACTATCTGGTATTAGACGTAAGATTCCACCCACCCATTCCTGTCGGCTACCACAGGCTGTCGGGGAGATATAGTATTTTTCCTCGCAAATGTAGAACAGCTTGGACACGAGGCTTCGGGCTTGTTTTAAATTCGGAAGGTGTAAGTGTTTCCCTGATCCTGAAAAACAATCAGAATCAACTATTCCACAAAGACATCTTAGCCTGTGAAAGATCGTGGTTTCGTTTGGTACAGAGACAACTAGCACGCCATCATCAGATAGGCTCTTGGAAATCGATACGAGAACGTCTTGTGGATCAATTAAATGCTCTAGTGTCTCAAGACAAAGGCAAGCATTACAGGAGATTGGCTCAAAGCCATGATTTAAGTCTACTACCTTTGTCTCGTGGTGATAGGGGGCGCTATCAAGTCCAATATACCGAACACTTTTCGGAAAGTACTTCCTTGCCTCGTGCGTGAAGCATCCTACATCAAGCACTGTATCTGAGTCCTTAAGATAAGGTAGGAGCATCCTAGCAGATTTCATTACACGATCCCTGGCATATTTGTCCCTGCGATACATCTGGTGCCATGGAGTATTATCCGTGGAGGCCGATGCGGATGTACTTGGCAAACCTTTGGGTATAATAGCCTCTAGGTGTCCTACGAGAAATAATAGGCCATAGAATATCTTCATCTGTCATCCTCTTGGCTTGAATCGTCTTCCTCTTCTGTGTGTTCACTTTCCAGTTCTTCAAAAAAGCCCATATCCCCTGTAAGATTTTTACACCTTGACCAACCTTGAATGTGCCAACCATTGCAAGGGCCGCAAAAAACCAGATAGTCAAATGGATTGGTATTATCCATAGGTGCTCCTTTCCAAGATTCTTATATAGCATAGTTAAGTAATTGCGACACCCCATGAACTGTACTCTAGTAGTGTTGTAATGCTTCCTGACAGGCTTATATTTAGTATTAAACTTATGCTCACAGTAACTGGATGGAACCCATAGGACTTTAAATCCCATAAGCCACATACGCCATGAGAGGTCAGTTTCCTCTCCTAGGATAAAGAAGTCCTCATCGAATCCCCCCACCTCATAAAATATACTCTTACGGACCATACATGAAGCAGATTTGCCGGCTAGGATATACTCAGGCTTATCATACTGGCCTTCATCCACGATGTTCTGGCCTGCCCTGGACCACAGGAATCCTGTTGAGGTAATAAATGATCCTGCCTCATCGAAGCGGTTCTTATGCTCAAAATTGTGGAGCTTGCCATAAGCCATACCTGCGGTAGGTTCGGCTAGGAGCGCCTCGTGCATATTCTCTATACACTTAGGATAGATATGCACATCATCATCGAAGAAAGCTACGTACTCTGACTTTGCCATACGGATACCCACATTACGCTTCTTAGCCGGCCCCTCGTTCATATAAATCATAGTACATTCAGGTATACGTATGGACTTATCCGAGGTAACCACAATAACGTCTAGTTTATACTTACAGTTCTTGCGTAGGGATAGGAAAGCCTCATGGATTAATATGCCTATGTGATGACAGAATACTACGCTAACAAGTATGTCGGACTTTGAAGATTTCATAGAATTTATCTCTTAATTCCTCTGCATTATAGTCTAGCTTGTAGAAATCCAGGAATGCCTCAAGGGAAGTTCCTTGAATAAATACCATAGCCTCTTTAGCTTGAACAACTCTATTAGATACGTGTTTGGTCATCTTAGCCATAGAGTTCGTGATGGTAAATGAATAACTCGCCTCCATGAGAGTATGTTTTAAGATACTCTCCTGTAGCTCGGTCATAAGAAATACTGACTTATGATCTACCTTTACCAGTTTAAAATTCTGGGTTGAGCCAGAGGTGTTTGACTGGTGTAGGTTTCCAATCCAGCTTCTTACGGCTGTAAGCGAATTTGACCCTGAGCCTAGGGTATCCATGTTTCTCCATTAGGTTAAGTCTCATGCCGCCTTGATAACCTTCTGTTCTAAAATGATTAATTAATCCTGTAAAGAGTGGGTAGGGAAGTCCTGATACACGATGATTTCCTAGAGCATACTTAAGATAATTGGTTAGGCGATTATTGAAGGCGTGAGAGGGACGCTTTTGTAGCTCATTGAATGGTCTTGTGACCATGGATTGACGCTTGGTCCATAAGTCGTATGCCTGAACCATACATAATACCATAGCTAATTCCGAAGGAAGCACCAGTAGAGACGCAAATATAGCCATGTGAGCAGATAGGATCCATGCCCTTTGATACACCCTCGGAAGGACCTTCCTCATAAGGTAGCTTAGAACTACTGGTACTATTATCCATATATACTCCATTCTAATTGTAGTTATAAGTAATACTATAGGTACTATACCTATGTAGTAATTCTTCTCCCAATATCCAGGAGATACATCCTCTCTGCTATGGGAGCGTACGGTCTTAGGAAGGTATTTTAGGAATGGTATAACTTGAGGGGAACCTATGACTAGCCCTATCAGGAATGGTAGGGTCTGCGGAAAAATGGAGTAAACCGCAGGGAGCAGATACATGGATAATGGGTAGTATCCACTGAGGAGTATCATTCCTATTCCGACAGAAGCTAGCCATAGGTTATTAGTATCTAAACCAAGTAGCGTCCATGGAAGCCAACTTAGAGTATATATAATACAAGGTTGTTGTTTCAAGTGGTATGTTTGATAGGTGAACGTAATGGCCCCAAATAACGCAATAGGAGCCTCAAGGTGAGGTAGGAAGAGGTAATACCACCCAACACTAGCCATGAGGTAATGAGCAAGACTCTGATAGACGTAGGCCGTAAAGGAAAGATCCAATCCAAGCTTGTGGCAACACATAGACACCAGGCGGCTGAATGGATAATAAGTACTAAGGACAGGATGCCCAGGCATGTTATACCAGTAATAAGGGTCAGTTTTTTCATTGTACCTCCATGAGGGAAAGAACGTGGATAGGGATTCACTTGTAGCCAGTGTAAACGGCTTCGTATAGGCCCACCAGAAGAAGATGAGGTGGTAGGCTATTAGAATATAGATGGATAGGCTTGCCATGAGGTACATCCTTTGCAAACGCCATTATATTCTCTTCTCATATGTGAATCCCGAATAGAGCGTAACCTATCAGAACTCCAATAATCATGGATATTGTAGCTACTAGAATATACTCCAGAAGATTCGACTCCTTTTGGGTCATTGCAACAGATCGTAATTTCACCATTCCATCGGATGGCAGGTGCAAGCCATAAGTGGTAGCATGGATATCTATCGGCCCCAGATTTTTCATCCAATCCCCATTTGGCTGTGTCAATGTATCCTCCATAATTATGTAAATGCTTTACTTCCTTTTGGAACCCTTCCCATTTCTCAATCTCCCCTTCTGGCGTTTCTTCAATGAGGAACCGGATGAGTCCGATACGCTTAAGTAGAGATAGGGTGAAGTCATCGAAGTTGTTTTTTCTCCAACTCCATATGATCTTATCAACGTGTAGTTCAGAAAGTTCCCTGGAAAATTTATTAAGAAGAGTTCCATTAGTCGTAAGAAGGACCGTATTTCTTCTGTTCGCTTGCTTAATATACCTGATTGCGTCAAGTATTCTGGGATAGAGCAGGGGTTCTCCGAAGAGATGGAGTGAGAAGCTTCTTGGTCCGTAGTGCTTGGCTTCATCGATGATGGAGGTAAAGAGGGAGAAGTCCATGTCCTCTTTCCTATTTTCCCTTGGGCAAAATTCACATGATAGGTTGCAGTTTGCGGTGGTTTCGATAAAGAGGTGTCTTGGGAACTCATAGTCTATCCAGTTCTGTGCGAGGATTTTGTATAACCATGATGGCAGGCTCCTTGAGAATGAGGCGTATTTAGTTAACAAGTTCTACAGCAGACTCAGGTTTGGCACTAGAGGCTATGCCAGTTTTAGTCCTTAGACCCCACGAATCACGTATCTTAGACTCTGGCGTAAGGGTCATCTTAAGGAGAGACAGTCCTGCAGAGGCATATCTCTTAAACTGCCCTGGATTCTTCACCTCAAGGACTCTATCGAAGACGAACTTTGGGTTAAGATAAAACTTCCCATAGAACCATCTAAGATGGGACTCAAGTTCATTGCGTGTATATATCTGGTCCCATAGAGGAGGCCTGAAGTCATCATTGATACGATTTGCATAATCACGCCACGGATCACCCACAATAACGCCTTCCTGTAAGGCTCGTAGATATATCTGGGTAGCTGGAAATGGTGATAGGATGGTCATCTGCATAAAGTCAGGCTTGATGCGCTTAGATAGACGTAGCGTATCCTTGACATCATCTAGAGTCTCAGTGGGATTACCCATCATAAAGTAAGCAAGCGTCTTAATCTTGTACCTCTTACACAGATCAAATGCCTTCTCTACCTGCTCAATGGAGGTCCCCTTATTAAGCTCCCTTACGACACGTGGATTGCCTGTCTCAACACCGAAATGGATGCGCTCACAGCCAGCCTCCTTCATGTTCTTAAGAAGGGCCTCATTGACCACATTTACCCTTGTGCGTACGTCCCACTTTATCTTAATTCCCCTTCTCTTAATCTCATCACATATCTCATTAACACGCTTCATGCTCACAGAGAACGTATCATCATAGAAGAAGACTTCCTTAATGCCGTTATCTTGGCACCACTGCATCTCATCTGCGACACGGTTGGCGTTCATAGCACGAAATCCCTTACCAAGGGCCGGCCTATCACAATAAGCGCATGAGAAAGGACATCCCCTGGAGGAGAAAGCTGTGGTAGTGGGAGTATCCTCAGATAATACAGAATAATACTTATCTATATTTGTAAGCTCTCTTGCAGGGAAGGGTAGCTCATTTAGATCCTGAATGAAGCTGACCTGCCTATAGGTACGCCTCTCAATGGATGCCGTAGTATCGATTTTCCCATTAGCGATATCCTGAGCTAATGTATCCAGTGTTATCTCTCCCTCACCGACTATGACGTAATCCGCTCCTAGCCCATTAGGATTGAAGCACTCGTTAGGATAGATTGCTGTATGAGGTCCACCTATAACCACTGGTGCTGAAGTACGCTTCCTTAACTCCTGCATGACCAGTTTGCAGTCCACCAGGGTAAACGTCATGGCAGTCAGACCTATGAGGTCTGGCTTTAAATCTGCCGCTATCTGAGCTACCTCAGGATGGTTCCACCCCTCTGCTTGGCAATCCAGTACATGCATATCGTATCCCTTATTCTTAAGGTAAGAGGCGATATAGAGTAGTCCAAGCGGAGGATACACGCCCTGCTGATCCTTAATAATTACAGGGTCATTTCCGACTAGTTCATATGTATTAGGTACGTTTATTAGTACTATACGCATTAGTGTCTCCAAGCGTTAATAACGATAGTGGATACCACCTTAAGTAGTTTCTTATAAACTCTACTCACGATAATACCTAGTAAGCATACAAAAAGTATTAAGCACATTATCTGGACGACTGTAAAGAAGCTTGCAGAACAGGTTAGGAGCATTATTACCTCCAACGATATCGAATGGGTGGATGTAGAATATAGGTCTATTGGGTATGCTTTGCTTGATCCAAGAGTGCTTTAGGACACTTACGTGATTCTTCTTATTAGAATATATATCATCAGTCTTATAGTGAAACCATGGAGAACGGTAATGAGATACGTCTCCAAGATAGTTTAGAGATACTAATTTATCTAGTTCAGATAGTCTTTTATCACTATACTTAGTATGAAAGTGTCCATGAGATCCTATGGCGTGGCCTGCATCTGCTATTGTCTCAACTAGATTTGATGTGTGTTCCAAGACCTCTGTTGAGATGAAGAAAAGCGCTCTAATGCCCCTATCTCTAAATAGATCCAATATCACAGGTATCCCATACTTAATACCATCAAAAGTATTGATTCTTCCTCCCCAATCCTTCTCTACATCTACCGTCCACGTAAAAATGACCGAATCCTCCGTGTCCTGAGTGCCAATCCTACCCACAAAATATAGTACATAGTTACAAATCCATCTCTTAATAACCTTACCCTGGACTTTCCGAAGTTCCTTGGCTGAACGTCTATAGGAAAATAAGCTACCTTATGACCATCAGTTACAACCGACATGGTAAGGGACGTAGTAAAGCTGAACGTATCACATAAGATAGGGGAATAGCTGTGGGCCATATCTCTATCAAATATACGCATACCTGAGTTAAGATCTACGAGGTAATGAGATGCGATACAGGAGGCTATGAAGTTTATAATCTTTCTGAATATCCATCTTATGGGACGTTCCTTAAGGTTCCACCTGCATCCAACCACCATCTTGCAGTCTGGTATCATCCTGAATACTGTAGTTAGCTTAATAGCATCAGATACGGTATGTTGACCATCTCCATCCATGGTAAGAACAACTTTATTTCTAGAGGCCCTAATGCCCTGTTTTATGGCATATCCATAGCCCATATTGGGCCAATAGTCCAAGGAAGGAACATCCAGCTCTACTGTATCCCCATCATTTACGATTATGACCTCAGCTCCTATGGAGGTTAATTCGGAATAAGTTTTATTAAGAAATGACGGATCTTCTTTATAGACTGGTATAACTACAGTTACGCCGTCTAGGGCTTTGGAAAGGCTTTGAGACTGAAGTATAGATTGTTCCAAGTATTATACTCCGTAATAACGAATCTCTTAGAGATATACCCACGTATCTTACTATGAGAGTTCCTTATATGAGTATCTCCTATAAGTTTATAATATAAGTCTGTAATAGGATTCTTCATGGGAGAAGCAACATAGAGAACTCTTTTGGTTATCTTATGTATCTTAAATAGAATAGGCTCTAAATCCACGAACTCAAGGTAGCTTGCACATACCACGGCATCAAACTTCCACTCATCCTTGACCTCTTCTATTCTGTCTGCCAGCTTAACCCTAACAGAGTGTTTCTTAAGCTCATCCAGGAATATTCCAGGGCCGCTTCCAAGGTCGAGTATGTTGTAGTAATAATCACTCCCTATCATGTCCACGATCATCTGTAGCTTATGTCTATAGAAGTATCTATAAGGGAATGTATAGTACTTCTTAATGGCATAGTTTCCTAAGCCCTCATATTCCTCTAGTGTGCGTAGCGAAGGCAGGATAAGACTGTTAGGCATAGGATTGTAAGACAGAATATAGAAGTAAACGCTGATACGAATTTGTCAAACAGGTATAGCTTCCAAACAGCAGAGAACATGGTTTTAGGATTGACGCCGGCTTCTTCCAGCTTATTGATTAGTTCCACAGAATCCTCAATAAGAGGACGTAATGTATACTCACAGAACGCACCAAGCGGTTTAGGATCCAACAACAGCTATGACCTCCGATTCACGGACAAATAGGATTGTCTTCCCATTCATCTCTTCTCTCTGACCTCCAAAACGGGATACCATGACCTGATTTCCTACATGGATGTCCATCTTAACTTTGGGGCCTACTGAGATGACTTCTCCAGTACCAGGATACTTCTTGACTGCATCCTCAGCTATGTCAGGAGCTACAAGCTTACCTGACTTAAGAGCCTCAATAGCTTCTCTGGTAAAGCCAGTATAACGTCCCGCCTCCATCCTAGGATCATCTTCTATGATAATAACGATATCATTCAAAGCCTTCAAATTGAACTTCTGTGATTTCTCCTTTTTCATCTACCCTCCATTGCCCTCCGCACCAGTGGCACACATGCATATCGCTTGAACTGACTTTCTCTAACTCATTATTATCTTTCGGGCAAAAAACACCCGATTTAGTCATATCATTCTCAAATCTTTTATCTTGAGATAAGTCCATATAAATCCCTGATAGATATATCCAATTAGGGTTGGTTTGATCCAACGGCTGTAGTATCTTCGGAAGTTTGTCCATCGATGTTTAGTACGAATCCTCTCTTTATACACTCCAGCCTTAGAAGGTCTATGATAGAGTCTGCAGGCATTCTTATAGATGAGCGTGCCGACTTTTGAAAGTTTAAGCGCAAGATCGACTTCACACCATTCTGATGTGCGTGTATAACCACTGTCGAAACCTCCAGCATTTATAGCCTCCTTTTTTCTGACAGACATATTGCACGCTTCAAGGTAAGCAACTGGTCCATCGTAATCGCAATCAGGGTCATTAGAAGCAGTAGACACAGCCCCACAAGGGCTAATACGCCCAGGAAGATACTTAAGATTGCCAAGAAAGATAGTATCGTACAGTCCTTTAAGAAATTTAAACTTGAACAAATCACGGTTATTACGATATTCATCTGTTATGACAGTAGGACCGGATACGCCAACTACTCCCTTATCTTTGAATGACTTAAATACGTTTTCAGCCCAAGTTGGTTCGCAATAAACGTCATCGTCAATAAACGAGACAATATCCGATGTTGCATTCTCAAGCAGTGCTTGTCTACATTTGGACAAGTCGCCAAGTTCTTCATTGATGATAACTTCGAAGTTTTTGAACGTTTGTTTGGAGAGACTCTTGAGCGTTTCATTTAAGCTCTCTGGCCTCCCAACAGTACAGATGGCAACTGTAATATCCGTCTTAGTCCTAGGTGGACAATCATGATGCCGTATGTAACCACTGTCGCAAAACACATTATCGGGTGGACGAACCACGCTATATCCCTGACCTTCAAATAACCTCGTATACTCAGGATTAACGGTTCTATAAAAGTAACCGACACGAGTATGAACCAGATCAGTTTGCATATGTCCTCCCATTTACTGAAATCTACGAGGTGCCATCTTCTATTCTTATTGAAGGCGTGTTGAAGGCCGTATCGATAACGCTTGATAAAGAATGAGAATATATTTCCACCAGTGTTATGGATTATTCTCTGTCTGACAATGGCATAAGCATCATAACCTTCAAGAACTAGATCATATGGATTATCTATATGATAGTAGTTATCCAAATCAGATTGACTTATTACCTCTTTTCTTATAAAGAAACCATTGTCACCTAAGGACGGAGTGTTGTTAGGACTGAAATACTTGATAGTATAATCTCCACATCTCTTTAATCCACCAGGCCACTTACCTATCGGAAATCGGTCATTCTTACCTAGATATAAACTAAGAGGATCATTTCCTCCTATAAGTGAGAAATATTTTCCAAGTCTGTCCATACCCATCTTTGGATAATAATTTCCTGGGTATGAACCAGTAAGCCAGGGTAGCTCAAATAGCGGTCTAGTAACTTCTGATAAGAAATGAAGGCCATTAAGTTCATTATCACTAGCTAGTATGCCTATGATCTTACCCTTGGCTCTCCTAATCCCAATCGCCTTAGCACTCTCAGATGTACCTTCAGTAATAATAAGAGTCTCCATCTTGTCCTTAGGGAAATCCTGCTCCTCTATTGACCGAAGTAGTTCAGCCAATTTAGGGTCATTCTTATCCTTAGCTGTTATCACTAGGCTTAGTAGGATATTTTCCACTCTTTAGATACTCCAGATTAGCTTCGGGATCACAATCAAAATACTTCTTATCACTAAAGTTACCCTCACCTACTTTGAAATGGAACGGGGCCAAGTCATCTGGACCACAGCATGGATAGTGGGTCATGTAAATAGCTCCCTTATCCTTGAGCATAGAGGTTAGATATTTATATAGACCATTAGGATTAATGACATGCTCAATGACATCCTTAGCCATGATGAAGTCGAACATGCCATCTATTTTAGAACCTGATTCAATAATATTGATGCTTAATCCACACCTCTTACTAATATATCTCATCCAGGCTAAGCATAGAAAATTGCTCTCTATGAAAGTAACGTTATTTCCTTTAGAGGCCATATGAATAGAGAATCCGCCTGTTCCTCCAGCAAAATCCAGGATATCTCCCTTAACTTGGTCGCTTATATCAATGAACATATTCCTGTGCATTCCATCCATCATGCGAATAATGTTATTAAAGAAGTGAAATGGAGAGAATCTGTAGAAGTCATCTAGTTGTTTCTCATTTGATGGCCTAAAAGTCTTGAATAGGTCAGCATTAATCCTTGTGCCAACTCTGGCATAAGCTAAGGCTTCTTCACGTTCTATAGGATTCTTGGTATATCCCATAAATGAGTTATAGAACTTGATTGCCTCACTTAAAGCCCACTCATCTAAGAATATAGTTTCATAATATCGATTCTTTATGAAATCATCGAATCTATGGAACTCTCTAGCTGAATCGATTTTATATTCTTGCAATATCAGCCTCTACCATTTCTTTGACTAGTTCCTTGAACCTTATCTTAGGTTCCCATCCTAGGACCTGTTTAGCCTTGGAATAATCACCACGAAGGTAATCTACTTCAGATTGACGCTCCATAGTCGGATTCTGGGTATAGACATCCCAGAAATCCACCCCTCCAGCTTCACAGGCCGCTTCAAGCCATTCCTTAACAGTGTGAGTCTCATTAGTGGAAAGGATGTAGTCATCGGGTGCCGGCTGTTGGAGCATAAGCCATGCCCCATACATGAACTCTTTGGCATGACCCCAATCTCTTGAAGCGTTGAGGTTGCCAAGACAAATCTTCTTACCTGTAGCTTTGTATTCAGCAATACCTTTGGTAATTTTTCTAGTGACAAATTCCTCTCCTCTGCGTGGAGATTCATGATTGAACATTATTCCGCATGAGATGTGCATTTTATAGGCTTCTCTATAATTAACGGCAATATAGTGAGCAAAAGCCTTTGATGCTCCGTACGGAGAGCGTGGATAGAAGCGAGTAGTTTCTTTCTGAGGAGTTTCTTGGATCTTGCCGAACATTTCAGAGGTCGAAGCTTGAAAGACTCGGCAATCCGAATGATTATTTCTAATAGCCTCAAGTAATCTAAGTACTCCAAGCCCTGTGATATCAGAAGTTGTTGTAGGGGCTTTAAATGAATATTGGACATAGCTTTGCGCCGCAAGGTTGTAGACTTCATCTGGTTTAATGCTCCTAATTGCGTTATCGAGTGAGGATTGATCAGTAAGATCTCCTGGTATCAAGTTAAGCTTATCCTTAATATGGTCAATGCGCCATAGATTGGTACAAGCAGAACGTCTTACCAAACCATGAACCTCATAGCCTTTTTCTAGAAGAATCTCAGCTATGTATGATCCGCCTTGTCCTGTAATTCCTGTAATAAGCGCTTTAGGCATAAGTCTCCTTGAACCATTTTTCTGTCCTTGTTAATCCTAATTCCCTTCCAAATAACACCTCCATTTTCTCCGGTGCTTGGCTAAAAGGAATATCAAATGAGCGTTTTGGCTTATAAATCACTTTAGGCATCTTTCCGTATATAGTTTTACAAAGGTCATCGACTGAGATTGGATTAGAATATCCTAAGCTGACTGTTCCTATGGTCCATGAAAATAAGGCTAGTTTCTTAATGTTATGAACTACATCCTTTACGTATGTAAAGTCTCTTTTCTGTTTCCCATCTCCATAAATAATAGGTGGATATTTCTCTAGTTTAGCTTTGAGGAATAGAGGTACCACAGCATTACTCTGTGGAGGTTGATATTCTCCAAAGACATTATAGAGTCTTATATTGAGCCAATTCTTATGAAGTTTACCCATACTTTCCCCAAACTGCTTTGTTGCCCCATATAGGCTTCTTACGTCATTCACTGAACTTGAGGAGATATTAATGACACGGGCTTTAGGGTAAGTTTTAGCTATGAGGTATGTACCGTAACAGTTGGTATCGATGAATTGTTTAGGATAAAGCTCTCCCATTGGGACAGAGCGCTTTGCGGCAAGGTGAATAACCACGTTAATATCTTTATCGTTAGGTAACTGATAGAGGATATCATTACCTTCTTTCAAATCTATATTGATAGAGTCAGATGGAAGAAGTGCCATAAGATGTCGGCCTATGAAGCCACTACCACCAGTGACTAGGATTTTACCTGTATATATCGGGCTTTGACTGGTCATAGGCCTTAGATAAGAACGTCATAAAGGTTACATCTGTGATACACAACAGGGTATGTCTTTCTCCAGGATCGAAGCAGAATAGGGAGTATTTAGATAGTATTCTCTCATCATTTACCATAAGGACACCTTTTAGGATATAAAAGTATTCCGTAGTTTCTTTATGGAAGTGATTACCGAGAACCGAGTCCTTTTTAGCATTGTATATATTAACCTGTTCTATCTTAGAGGAGAATAGCTGAGTTATAGTACGTCTATTGTCAGAGTGGGTAAACTCAGGCTCCAGAAGTCTCATTAGGCAGGCTTATTTTGATTCTGTTGGTTAAGGATCTGGCTAAGTTGCTGATTGATGATTTGGAGCTTACCTTGGAGAATCTCAAGCTGAGTTACAATTTCACCTTTTTGGGCGAATAACTGGTTAATGTCAACTACCTGGACATTCTGAGGAATAGGCGTAGTACTCATTTTGGCTCCTTTAGGATTTTATCTAATAGCTGTGATTCATTGACTGTCTTAATACCTTCCCTTTGAAAGAGATAATTCTCGGCATGCTTAAGTTGTATCTGAGCATCTCTGATGGAGGATGCAACCTCATCCTTGCGTTTCTGATCAGGAGCTTGAGACATCATAGTATTAAGGTTATTGATTAGGTCATTAAGCCTCTTATGCTCTCCCATGACGATAGAGATTGGGCGTTGGAGAGAGGCTTCTAGCTCCTTATACTCTTTCCTCCATTGCTCAGGGAAATGGCATGACTTGGCGCTTAGGCAACGTTCAAGGATAGGCAAAGCTGACCTAAGTTTGGCTAAGCCACCGTCATAATCGCCATGAGATATCATGGTCATAGCTTCCATACGTGTAGATGAGAAGATATTGTACCAAGATACGTCGTAGTCTGGATTAATTGATGCCCCTAACTTCCATGCGTCCATTGATGCTCCAGGCATGCCATAGTTCATGTAGGTAACACCAAGATTTCCTAGGGCTACCTCAGAGTCAGGAAATTGCCAGTGGTTGGACTGGTAGAAGCGTAGTTCATTATCGTATGTAGGTAATTGCATCCAGGTCCTGACGAGGTAGCCGGCGAATACCATAGAGTAGATTATGAGATGGTCCTTTGTGAGGAAGGCTATAAGAAGGCATATTCCTACAGATGGTATGAAGACATAGCGTTCTGTTATGAACTGCTGTATTGTGATCCAGTTAAGGAATATGAATAGGAATGAGATGAACCATAGGATGGAGAGGCGTATCTCAAGATATGGTGTGAGGAAGAATATAGCTATGAGAGATACTATGATAAGTAGGCCAGTAAAGAAGCTGGCGTCCTCTCTTTCCATATCCTTGGAATAGTGAAATCCATAGGTATGGTATAGGCCCATGCGGTTTGGAAATATGACGTGCTTGATGTAGTAATAGAATGTCTTAACCGCCACGATAATCTTACGCCAGTGGAACACCGTGGATTGGCCCATTTGCTGTTTCTTGAACTCTGAGACTCGCATACCGATAGTCTGCTTAATGATATCTAGGCACATTATGGAGGATATGATGAAGCCTAATAGGGCATACTGCCAGAAGCCATAAAATAGGAGTATGACCCATACCATCATAGCCGTGAACATGGCGTGGATGCCTAGAAATTGCATGAGGCTAAAACCTATGAGCAGGAATAAACTATATTCTGGATTAACACCCTTGGCCCAGAACACGAAGTTTAGGGTCGTAGTGATCCAAAACAAGCAAAGGGGATAGCCTAGTGCAGAACACCAGGCTACGGCTTGGGTGCCTATGGGATGAACGATGAAGAGAGCGGTTGTCATAAAAGCTATCTCATCTGAAGTTACCTGTCTAAGCCACGCATAAAGAGACAAAATAGCTACATTAAAGACTAGGATAGATAGGGTATGGTGCCTAGATGGTATCTTACCGAGTGGTATCTTATTGCCGGCCCCATCCTTCTTGTCTGAGGGGAAATTACCTCCTACGATAGTGTATCGGAGCCAACGGCTTATCATACCGTATTCCTTACCTTGGAGCTTCCCGTCAAAGGAGAGGATGCCTGCTAGATCGTCAGATACAAATCCGCACTTGACCGTATAGGAGTATGTGAGCCATACTAAAAGGGTGAGTACAAGGTAATTCTGGTGGGGTGCCAGGAGCGATAAGATATCTTGTATGCTCATGGAAGATAAGAATAGGACTATGAGTTAATGGGTGTCAAGGAGAAAAAATGGTAGAATTATTAGCGTTTGTACTTTTAGTTATTATAGCTGATGCATTCTTAGATTCTTAAGAAGAGGCTTTTGAGTATAAAGCTCTCTTAATGAATCCAGGAATAAATGGTGATGCGGCGGCTGAGAGTCCTCCGATAACTACCGCACCCTTTATCTTTCTATAAGTATCTTCATTAAATTTAGCTTTTTCAACTTCTTTGGAAATTCTAGGAGCAAATCTTTTTAGAGCTACAGAAGCCCTATCTCCTAATTTACCTCCAGCGCCACTCATCTGCTGTAGAATATTTCCACCAAACACATTCTCTGGACCTCTAGAAGACTGAATTGGAGATATAGCTTCCTTAAAGTTTTCTGCATGCTTACCAAACTTCTCCATAACTGGAGTCATGGATGGATCGGCTTTACGCATCCTATCGCCTATTTCTTTAGACAAGGTTCTCTCATCTAAATACTTAGGAGATATCTTCTTACCACTCTTAATATTCTCAGGAATTATTGTACTAAGACTATTCCTAAGATCCTGGGCTTCCTTCATGGTATAAATACCTTTTGGCTCAGGTAATCCTAATTCTATTTCGATATCTCTTAAGTCAACCTGACCCCATGATTTCTCAAGAGATTTACCGTAAGATTTCCCAAGCGCCCTTCTTCTATTAAGAAGCTTCTTTTCTACATTCTTTGTAAAATCCACACGGGATTCTGCGGAGCGATATGGAAATTTCTTAGATATAGCCTTAGCGCCGCTCTGTACTACCTTTGGACCCAGAAGAGCTTCTGGATCAGAAACCATGTCAAGGAGCATTCCACCTGCCCCAGGTGACGCTTCCTGAGCGATATCTGACTTAATATCATGCCCAGTCATGTAAGGTCCTAGTCCAGGAACCTTCTTAAGTCCTGAGAATGTGCCTTGTATGGCTGATCCAAATGGATTAGAGGGGTCCATTGGCTTAGGGGGAAGCATTGCATCTGAGACATTTTGTTTAATTATGTTAGATGCTTTTTGAAGCATATTCATAGCATTAGGCCTATGATTATACTTCTTCTCAATGCTTGCCATAATCTCATCCTGGTCCTGATCATTTAAGGACAGGAAATCCTGGTCATTCATTAACTCATCAATGACAGATTTAGGAATATTGCTCAATTCCATCCCCTCTCTTTAAGTTTCTTCATAAGACGAGATTTAGGGTCCTCATTAGATGTGATACTTGCATCTTGAGCGGTATCAGCACGAGATTGACCAGAGGCATCAAGTAAGGGATTGGCTGTTCCTCTTCTTAAGTCTCCTACTCTAAATCCCCTTTGAGAATATAGATTAAGTAATAATTCTTCTCCTTCCTGAAGTCTCCTTATAGCCTCATTAGCTTTATTCTTGTACACCTCTGGAGGATCTGTAGGCATAGGATAATCGGGTTCTAACCATCCTAATTCCTTAAGGGCGGCTTGGGCACCAGTTGTTTCCTTCCTAAATTGTTGAAATACTTTATCCGTTTCAGCTTTAAATGTTAGGAAATCAGTAGCTGAAGTATCTCCTGTCATAGACTGAGCTTTAAGTAAGAAATTACTTCCAGGCATTCTGGAAGCACTATAACTTAAGGGACTCATCCTCTTTTCGACACCAGGATTCATTAGATTCAGATTATTAGTAAGATTCTGCCTAGTTCTTCTAAAAGAACCTATCTCAGCAGTAGACTTGGAATCTAGTGGGTCCTTAAGTTTAGGTGCGTTCTGAACTATCATCTGACCTTTATACCTAGTAACAGTAGGATTCTGGATATAGTCTGACTCATCAAATCCAGATTCAGAAGCAAGAGATTCTAGAGACCCGTTGCTTGAGCCATCAAGCCCTATACGCTTATTAAGATCTGCCGCACTACGATACATTTCAGTCTGAGCTTTCTCCTTCTCATTCATAGGAAGCTCATTCTCAAACTTTTTTAAAGCCATCTGACCACCGAGAGTCTTACGTAGAGTCCTATCCTCTTCCTGGCGTTTCTTAAAGTCCTCAAAGATATTATCTGAGGTCATGCCGAATGCAGAACGTCTGGACTTTCCTACGGACTGTCCTACCTCAAATGCCTTAAATGGGTCTATAGCCATCAGATTAGTCCCTCATTACCGTAGATGCCATTCTGTAAGAACATACTACCTATATTGGAGAATGATTTCTTGAACTGTGCCGCCTCTTCTGAGGACATGCCAAGCTCAAGCATGATTGTGGAGATATCGTAGTTGGCTATCTCTTTAAGCTTCTCTAATTCCTGAGATGAAGCCTGAGTACCTGCCAGAGCGATAGCATCTGCCCTGTCTATAGTCTGCTGACGATTAAGATTAGACACCTCTCTTTGATATGCTGTATCTGTCGTAGGATCGAATCCAGGGTGGAGATTCTTATAGATGTCATTTATACGCTTCATCTCCTGATCCTGTTTAATTTGAATAGAGCGATTAACGGCTCCCTCAAGCTCAGGGGACATCTTCCCAGGTTGGAATGATTTAAGAGACTGTATACTCTCAAGCGAGTTAATGTCTGGAACAGACTTAGATTTAGGAGCCGCTAAGTCACCTATTAAGTTCATTCCTAGACCAAGCATAGTCTGGTTAGGATTCTTTCCAAAGAGTTGATTCATCCAGTCGTTGCCAGATTCTTTCGGAGTATTCTGAGGGCCAGATCTTGTTTCGGATGGGAGAAACTTTTTTAGGAAATTTACTCCCTGAGATGGATTAGGGTTGGTTGTAGAGTTAAAACCTGGGAGAGCAGAAGCCATACTTTGAGGAGATGACGAAGGAGCAATGGGGGTTCCTTGAGATGGCTTAAATGACTGAAAAGCTTGATTTCCTGAGGCCTTTCCAGCCATACCACCTATTGCATTTGAGATACCACTGACATTTCTTACGGCACCGCCCAGAGCTTTGCCTACAGAACTTGCACCCTGTATGAATGGGGTGAAAGCCTTCTGAATATTACCAAATAAGGATGAAAGAAATTCCATTAGAAACTCCTTCCCTGCTCCGCACCGAATTGTCTATTGAACAGATCGAATGCTCCAGAGCCTTCTTGTTGTTTACTACGTATAGCTTGCAAAGCTTTATTAAGAACTCCAGTACCAACATTTGCTCCACCACCTTGAGTCCCACCACCGCCAGGAGGCGTAATAGCATTTGGCTGAGGCTGAGGCATTTCTTGTTGAACGAATTGTTGCGGTTGAGATTCTTGCTGAGCTTGGTTACCACCTTGACCAAATGCATTCATTCCAAGTCTTGTTGCACTATATATACCAGCAGGAGCTTGCCAAGGACCAGGAATAAATGAGAAGAGATTAGCGGCTGGTTCTAAGAAATCATTAATTTTCTTATAGTAAACTCCGTTCGCCTTATGATGAGCAAACTCTCCTTGATCTCCATCCTTCAGGTGGTCAAGTTCGTGGATAAGGTTCATAGCGTCCAAGACCTTAATACCTGTTTTCCTAACGTAGGCAGTATTTGTAGAAGGATCTGCCACACCTAAGCTTGAGTGCATATCTGGGTAATCTAAACTTTCGAAATCTTTGTCATCCAAGAACTGTACTTTGTACATAATTCCTCCTATAGATTTTGATTAATCTGTCAAAAGGTTCCCTATGGTAATAACCCTCTGTTACAAATGGAAACTTTTCTTCAATAGACTTTTGAAGGGCTTTTCTAATTGAAACTGTCCATTTTGAACAGATCATTTTATCGATGTATATTTGATGACCCAATGGGTTATCCTCAGGTATATCCCAAGTACCTTTCTTATAAGAATTAACAAAATCTTTCGTGAGAAAGTATACTATTAGGCATATAATACGCCCTCTATCCCATATTACCATTATGCGGTTCATACGCAACATGGCTTCAAGGTATGCCCTAAAGTTCTCATATTCATGGTCTTTTATCTTATAACCCCAACTGTACATTAAGTTTGCGATAGAATGGAACGTCATAAAGTCACACTCCATGTAGATACCCATGCTGTACCAAACCAAACATATTGGGTGTGTCCGCCTGTAGATGGGGCTAGGATCACGGCTTCACCTATCTGACCGGACCAAGATGGAGCGGAGGTTATGAATGGAATTTGATACTTTCCAAAGTTCCATACATTGGTAACTGTATCTCTAAAATTCTCTAACTCGGTAGATATGTTGGCAAATGAGTAGGGTTCTATCTTCATCCTGTTACCCCACGACCTATTCCCTTTTCTGACTGTAATAGATCATATCTAACCAGCTTCCATGGCTCTGAGGTTCCATTAGACGATGTTAGACGAAATTGGTATGTATTATGGGTACTCTTAATATCTGTTGTTCTTAAACATAAGAGAGAGCTTTCGGCTCCAGTAAAAGGTGAAAATGGGACCATTTGAGCAAAAGTTCTGCTTAAATCCACCCTATCCTGAAAATATATCATTCCATATGAGTCGTGGCCGAAATAGAAGTCTATTTCATGCGCTTTTGAGACTATCTGAGGAGAGTTCTTATACATGATAGGAGAATCATATATCTCATTTACAGGCATAGAGTATGAGTCTAGATTTCCAGAATTCAGGATATGGACGAAACCTGAACGATCTATAGCCATAAGAGCCTGTTGGTTATTTGACTCTGCGATACACATAGCTTGATACCCTTGATTGGAATAGGGGTACATCGAAAGGGTCCTAGCGTTTAAGACTATGGCGTGAGTAGTTTGGGTAGAGTTAGGTCCAATGACAAGATTGAGCCTATATTCCTGTTCTACCGGATCTGACTCAGCATGAGAAACTATAAGTCCAGAGCCGGCATAGCTTACTTTCTTTAAAGCAAACTCACAGTAATCATTATCATTCTCAACGTTATCAGATATAATAATGTCTCCGAATCCGTCAAATACACGTATTCTTCGTTGCCAGTCCAGACCAACAGCTACTTGCTCGCCCTTTATTGTAACAAGTTTTACCGTTCTTGGAACGAATCCCCAATCCTTAATCTTTAGATATGACCAGTCAGGATTACCTCCGACAAAGGCTACCCTGAATATGCGATATCTTGTAGAGATATATAGAAACTTTGATAATACGAATGCGGCAGTTATTTCATCATCTGCGGATGATGGAAAGTCGAATCCATCTGACCAGTCATCCGTAATCTGTAGATTCTCATCGGCATACTTAAATCCTCTTCTTCTGACATTATTATTAGAATCCATGAAGTTTAGAAGGATTAAGAATCCGTTATAGTTAATAGAGTATTTAGCAGACGGAGCTGAGTTGATAGCGAGGACACTGGCAAAGGACCCTGCAGATCCAGCCCAATAAAGTGTTGGGTCATAGGAATCGGATGTAGCAACTAGGATATTCTTGGATCTCTCAAAGTATTGGTAATTCTGGGTTCTAGAAGATGCGATTGTGACGAAAGAGGCGCCTCTATTTGAAGAAGCTACAAGTCCAGTTCCAGCGGCTACAACTAACCACCTAAGGGAAGATGCTCCAAAATCGAACATTCCCCATCCGAATCCAGAAAATCCTCCAGAAAAAGTATTCCCTGTTCCTCCTCCATATAAGTCAGAACGTTCACTTAAAGTTAATACTTTCTTCCAGAATCCAGTTTCATCTTGCCTCATATCAGCATGAGTAGTTGCGAAGCTTTGTAGAGAATCACTCATGGCTCCTAGAACAAAAGGCGCTGAACCTATTCTTAGACCTGTAGTATAAGCGGCTGTATTGATATTAAGATTTACAGATATCCCTATGTGGGAGTTGTTGCTGTGCCAAGCCACAATGTTATACCAAGTAGCTGTATTTAAAGCTCCAATCGAACTCGCTTGTACTGTAGCAGACTGAGAGCTACCATTGGCTGAAACTCTAAATGTGGCATTTTGATTTGTATTGATATAGAGCCAATATTCGTAGTCATTTACCTTATAAGCTCTTGCAGGAGGAGTGAAGTTTGAGGTCCAACGTGCAATTCCTTTTGTAATCCTAGCTTCATCCATTAAACCTTGAAGACCTGCTAATCCAGCAGCCTGACCACCTAAATTTATTCCATCTGCTGGAACGCTGTTCGAAATTGACTGCGTAGTTCCATACTGAGTACCGTCAATAAAAACTCTAACATCATTATTTCTTCTTGTTATTGCAAAGTGATACCATGTATTTACGGACAATGCAAAACCAGTAAAATCATTAAATGGAGCGCCAACTGAAACTCTAAATCCACCAGCTATTGATGGCGTATAGTTTACTGAGAAGTTTGAGCTTGTATCATAAGCTATTAGTACATTATCTGTATTAATAGTTGTCATCATAAAAAAGAAATCTACCGTAAAATCTCCTGTACCAAAATTCCAATCAGAACTACTAGATGACTTTATTGCATCCACAACATTAAATTTTGAAGCATTAACGAACTTTGCAGTTGTAGAAGAAAGAAGTACATTTCCTCCTGTAGTTAATGAATGTGCGGCAGGAGAGGAGTCCGTGAAAGGAGTTCCATCCATGTGGAGAAGAAGGACTGTGGCCGAGTCTATCTCAGGATCACGTTTAGAGATAATGCTTCTTTCAAGAGTAGTAGATGTGGAATTAAGGTATATCCAGGTAGACATTGAAAAGTTGATGTTACCTGTTTGGATACTTCCAGTGTTTGCTCCAACGAGAGCATTAGAAGCTGAGGCAAGAAATAAGGCGGCTTGATTCCTTATACCTGTAATTGACTGAGTAGTATTTACATCAAATAGAGTTAATGAACTAAATGCATCTGATCTATTTCCACTTATTTCGTCTAATTTCCAATAATTTTGTAAACTTGTTGATAGCGAGTTACCAGAATCTATTGTCCATCCAGCCGCTCCAGTAGAGCCAATGGAGATAGAGTTTGTTGTAGATGAGCCATAACGTTTCTGGATAGAGCCATCAAAGTTCCACTTAATATCCATGGAATTTGGTGACTGATTAGGGTCATTCTTCATGATGTCTGATCGGGTAACCAGACCCTTATTGAAATCCTGGCTTGTTAAGAACTCATTTTTCTGTAGCATCTTAACGTCTATACATCCATTCTTCACCTATATGATGAATATCTTGGTTATAATTTCTGGTCTTATATAAGCGCTTACCATCAGATAGGACTTCGGCTAGGATAAGTTTATAGCCAGATACCTGAGGATCATCTTGGTCAGAAACTACTTGGAGTATGGCTCCATATAGTAAAGCTGGATGCATCTTTGACGGCATTTGAGGAGATGAACTTATGGTATATCTGGCTGAGGTTGCGCTGGATTGACCAAAAGAGACTCCTAAAGTAAGAGAAGAATTTCCGCTTATGGCAATAATTGGGTACCATTCAGAATCTGATCCTGTCCCAAAATCGTCTATCCTGAAATAATCTCCAGTAGTTGCTTGTGTAAAGAGAGTGCTTCCATCACCCGTGACACTTGTTCCATTTGCTGAGATGGATACAGTGCCGGCAGTTGTTTCCCTTAGTGGCTTAGGACGAAGAAAATAATCATATCGGTAACTTTTATCTATGGCTGAAGGAGGATTAATCTCAAGGAGAGCGTTGCCGGCTGTATCAGTTCCGATTATACGACAAAATTTGGCATCATTGGACGGAGTGGATGAATAATCATCTCCCCATTCTTGGAATGGTTTCTCTGGAATAATTTCCTCTTTGCCGCCTCTGTAGTTAATAAGACCGCCATTCTTGGGAAAACGGTCAAAATTCTCAGCTAAGGAGTATTTGGATTTGAATAGGTTATAGCTAGTAGATGAGGCATTTTGATCCCCAGAAAGTACTGGAGAGATGTTTAGGCTAGTAGTTCCTGCAAAAGTTACATCATAGATATAGCTATTACCTGATATCTTAAGTTGATATCCAGTGTAAGATGACCCCATAGTGACACCTGAGAACGTGGCTGTGGAGCCTCCAGTCGTAGCAGAAACAGTCCCATCGGCTACCTTCTTATTCACGGTAAGAGTTGATGATGTTAAAAAGAAATTCCAATCTTCTTTTCTTGGAAATTCTCTTACGTAAACATCATTAATTATTCCACGGATCTTACCCTTTACCTGCGCCCTCTCACGAGAAAGCTCCTGAACCCTCTCTACGAGTTCAGTAAAGGGGATGTTGGCTATGTTTTTACTCATGAAGGCTCCACATAAACTTCATTTCCAGTTGAATAGATTAAATAATGAATATGTATTACCGCTCTTATCCTCATTTTGAGTAGCGATAATACCCTGATTGTCACCAACTTGCTGTGTAGGTTGAGCGGTCTTATGAAGCTTAGACTTCACTACACTGACTACACAGAAAGCTATTGTGATGATTACTGTTAGACAGAATCCTAGTACTATGGCCTTAGCATAATTCTTGCCACTTATGAATCCAGTGAAGAATTTCTTCCAGGACCATGCTTCATCAAGTGGCATATTAACCTACTTTGAAGAACTGCTTGATAACGCCAATAATAGTAACTGCCGTAGTGTTCTTCTTTTCAACCATATAGGATTCAAGTACACGTAGAAGAGCGAGAACTGCCGCCGCAATTTCTACCCAATGTGTTTGAATAAAATCCATATATCCTCCTTATATTTTAATTACTTTTAAAGCTACCTCTATTATGACTAAGGCTCCTCCTATTCCATAGATTACCTTATCATGGAATTTAAGCCTGTCATCATGCTCCTTCACATCATCTATGATATGGTCCAGCTTCGCATCTATACGAAGAAGTAAATCATGATCATCTGCGTTCAAACCCTTCCTCCTTTCAACACCATCCCATTTTGTCATTGGTAAGATAGAACTCCACTAGCTTTTGCTACAGGACTGTTATATGGAGTACCAAAGTTACTATTACCAGAGTAATCCATAATACTGTTTGATCCAGAAGCTATTGCTCCATCAGGGAATTCATTGAACCATAGACTTAGGACATGGTTTGAGGGAGTTGATGCTAGCATCTTAGGTACTGTGAATATTCTTGATTTAGCGGCTATTTCTATCTTTTCTGGAGTTAGAACCTCACGGTATGCATCAAATGATAGAATTTGACCTGTGTTCCACCTAGTCGCATCATGACGATTTCCTACATAAAATATCCCATCTGGAACTCGCTTTGAACCAGATCCATTTTGTGATGTCTCCAAACCTGCTATTTGGGAGCCATTAATATAATATGTAATATCTGTGGCGTTAGATCCTCCTCTATACACAACACCTATATGAGTTGGAGTGTTTAGCGGGATACCTATGGAGGTAACCGAGAACATAACTGTAGTAGAATAATCTTGTTCAAACGAAACTCTAGGAGATGTAGTTCCCCCTTGAGTTCCTGACCAAATTAATAATTGCGCCTGAGTTGTTGTGGCACTGCCTATATTAACTTGAAATACTCTAGGATCCCCAAGACCAACTATGCGTTGAGTTGTTGGAATAACCCATGTAAGATAAGTTACGCTTCCATCCATAAGAAGAGATAAGGATGATCCGCATGATACTCCACCACTATTTGCATCAAATAATAGTGACATTAAATTGAACCTCTGCAAGCAATAGCTGGAACTGCTGTTGCTATTTGATTGCCCGTTGTGTTGGAATAGTCTGCCGCAAATCCATTGGATGGATTTACTCCTACTTGAAGATATAGATTAGGAGTCGTTCCAAGATCTGTTCCTAGACCAAAGATAGGATAAGCTCCTCCAACAGCTATTGTTCTAAGAGTTACGGCTGATTTAATTGAAAGATATGAAAACCAATATAATTCTCCAGCAGATAATGTAATTGCAGGGTTATATCCTACAAGGGTAGTATTTGTGGCGCTTATATTAAGACCACTTGTTGATACGGCTCGAAATGGATATAGAACATTTGGAGAAGAGTTTGTATATATACCAAGCTGGATTAAACTCGTCGCAGATCCAGCTATCGTGGCTACAACTCCAAGCGTGTCTACCTTAAGGAATGTGGTGGAAATGAATGGAACAAAGCAGGCTGAGTTAATCGGAATTACGGTTGCTCCAAGGGCTGTGGCATTAACATGACTTGCTAACCATAATCTTGTTGTAGCATTTCCGACAACAATTTGATTTGTTCTTAAACTATAAAAACTGCCATATCCCTCTGCCGCATTATCAAGATACAGAAGAGAACCTGATGTTCTTATCGATATAGCAGTTCCGGCAGTAATAACTTGTTCATTAAAAAGCGTCCCATTATCTGACCAGACTACATAACATCCTCCAGTACTAGCTAATCCACCTGATCCACTAGCTATAGTTTGTGTACCAGATCGATAAATAAGTCCTGCGGCAAGGAGTTCATTATTACCTGCATTATTGCCTGCAGAGCTTGATATACGGAGCTTTATCATGTTGCAAGCGGCAAACGAGACTAAATTGACAAGAGGTATCGTTAGTTGCTGTGCTTGGCCTGCGGAATAGCCTGCAACATATGTAAAGCTAGCTGAGTTTATTAGACCAAATGTATCATTATGAGCGCTTACAGATCCTGTGTTGGTGCCATATCCCCACTGGTCTATAATCCATGTTGTAACTCTTGATGCAGATAATGACGAACCATTACTGAATTGAAGATGAGCTGTAGGGGATCCTGAATAATCGCACGGAAGAACAAACTGCCATACTCCATATTGTTGAGTGGCAGTTGAGTACAATAATCTCCAAGTTCCTGTTCCAGCATCAATTACAGCAGAAGAAGTGTTTCCATATAGCTTAGCGGAGTAAACAGGTAACTGAACAAATCCTCCAGAGGATATATTTGTGTTAGAAGCTCCTCCTCCAGTAGAAGCATTGATATAGAAAAAAGTAGAGTCTGTATGAGTCGTAACAGATGAACCTGCTTTAAGGATTAAATCTCCTGTAAGAGTCGCATCTGATGTGAAAACTATGTATGGTCCACCTGTCGGTGCATACGTTACACCCCCAGGAGGACTTGTAAGAGCATTGATATATATTGCAGTTGCATCTGTTACGATAGATACGCTACTACCTGCTGTTAGGATTTTCTCTGATGATAATGTTGCGTCTGCGGTATAGGTAACATAAAACCCGCCAGTGCTAGCAAGTCCTCCCGAACCTGTAAATAGGCTTGTTGTTGCATTAATAAACATATTAGAACCAGTAATATGCGTGGTTACACTTGATCCTGGTTTAATATAAAGAGCATTAGGCCATCCTGCGACAAGGGAGGATAGGATGAATGTTGCACCAGTTCCAGCGAGGCCACCTGAATTAACGGGAACATTTGCAGTATTAGCGTCTATGTATATAGCTGTAGCATCTGTCCTGACTGTTGTGGAAGAACCTGAGGTGAGAGTCTTCTCGGCTGAGAGAGTTCCGTCTGCGGCATAGCTTACATAAAAGCCTCCAGTGGATGCCAGTCCTCCGCTACCTGCAAATGTGTTGGTTATAGCATTTATCCAGAAGAATGTTGAGTCAGTAACGATGGTAACTGAGGAGCCGGCTGTAAGGATTTTCTCTGTGGTAAGGGTAGAATCGGAAGTATAGGCAATATAGGGACCGCCTGTAGGGGCATAGACTACCCCACCTGCGGCATTAGTTAAGGCATCAATATAGATACTTGTAGCATCAGTTCTAAGAAGGACAGATGATCCAGCGGTGAGTATTTTCTCATTAGATAGCGTAGTGTCACCAGACCAAGTTACTGCGAATATGCCTGTACCTGCGAGGCCAGCAGAGTTTGATGCGCCTGCACCTGTAGTAGCTGAAACATAAATGGCTGTAGCATCTGTTACTATTTGGACATTAGTTCCTGCGGTTAGGATGCGAGACTGAGGAAGAAGAGGTGATGCTGAGGTGACTACAAATAGGCCTCCAGATCCAACAAGTCCAGCAGACATCGACGCTATTGAACCTGCTTGATAGTCAAATGTAAGTCCAGCTAGTTCGGCTTGTCCTACAAATCCACCACTAGCGGAAACACGCATTCTCATTAGGTTACCGCCATTAAATGAGACTACATTGGTGAGGGGGATTGTGAGACTTTGCAGGGTTCCAGATGAGTAACCAGCTTGAAACACTGTCCCAAATGTGTTAGCTAGACCGAATGTATCTAAGTACATCCCTGAGTTAAGACCTGGAGAATATCCCCATTGCTCAACAAGCCAGGTGATGCTTTTAGCAACGGACATACCTGAGTTAGAACCATATAGGATTCTAGTAACAGCATCTGATGAATAGTCATTTGGTAGAGCAAACTGCCATATACCGTATTGCTGAGTTGTGGCAGAGTATAGGAGTCTCCAAACAGAGGTTCCTGCGTCAATTAAAGCGGCTGAGTTATTGGGGTAAAGCTTTGCACCTTGCACAGGTAGCATGTAATAGGGATGAGGAAGGATTGTTCCTGTTGCAACGAATGAAGCGTTGTTTGTTAGAGCATCAATGTAAATTGTGCTTGCGTCTGTGCGAATCTGGACACTTGAGCCGGCTGTTAGGACTTTTTCATTTGAGATAAGAGGATCAGCACTCCAGGTAATGAGATAGTTGGCGGTTCCCATAAGACCAGCGGAGGAAGAGGATACAGTTCCGTCTGTATGGGATAAGCGAGTGTAATAAGCTGTCCCACCTAGGTAGTACTCTAAGAGAACTCCTGCTGAGCTTAAGACCCAGAAATCACCTGTATTAGGGGAAGCTATTTGAGTTGTAAGTGCTTGGAAATTAAGAGCCGCTACACCTGCGCCTGTAGATACTTGAACAGGAGCGTCATCTAAAGTAGTTCCGTTAGCCGGATAATAGGCGATATTGCCTGCGGAACCTGGATTGATTACAGCACTTCCAGCCCCTGTAGATGCGGCTATAGTGATCGTAGTGGCATCTGTTGTGATACTTACATTTGCTCCTGCCGTCAGGATCTTCTCATTAGACAATAAGGGGTCTGAGGACCAAGCTACGTAGAAGCCTCCTGTACCGGCTAAACCGCCTGAATTAGAGGATCCTGTACCACCCCCACCACCATCATTTCCTGTGTTCCTAAGTCTAGTTTCTAAGGACATTAAACTGCCACCATGCTAAGTTTTGCGTCTCTATTAATGGTTATAGTAGAATCCCTACTAATCCTAAAAACACCATAATTGATACTGCTTGAAGAGAAGTTATCTCCACTATTGTAATGATAACCTAAATCTAGGGCTGTCAAGCCTGGGTCTACGGTACCATCTGAGCGAGCTATGCCTCTTACTCCACCGCCATATGGGAATAAATCAGCGGGTAGCCAAGCTGGTGGCGTGTAAGGATTGACAGTCCCCATTTGGATTGCACGAGAGGAGGCTTGAAGATGAACATCTGGGGCAGTGCCAGTGTATGATACGATTAGTGGTGAAGAATTGGTACTTGCCGAATCTTGGCTTGTGCCAGAGCGCCATTGTTCTAATGTTATGCTACCTGATCCACCGCCTGTCTTAAATATATCTGTGCCGTTATTAATCTTCCAAAAAATGTTATAGTTTGAGTCTAGGTAGGTTGATGTGGAGGTCCATATATTCACACCACAGTTACTGTTTGATCCTATTACGAAGATATTATTCTTAATGTGAAATGTACCGTTGATTGAGTTTATATCTTCCCAATACATACCCATGACGCCTCCTGCCTGGAGACGACTTATGACAGTATTGTTTATGACATATATTTCCTCCATGGTGTTCTCTGGAGCGTTAGCGTTATCGATCCTAGTGGAGTCATAGCTTGAATTATGTATTAAGTTATTTACTATGTAAACTTTCGTAGTAGGCTTAGTTGTTGGATGTTCTGAGCCTGCGGCTATGCTAGCTCTGCCAAAGCCAAGTGTATTATTGACGCCTGCATTGAACGATACGTTTCCATATAGGAATATATCTGAAGCGCCATCTACGTAGATATTTGGGTCAGCACTGTTAGCATCTTCCCAACGACCATTGTTAAAGACATAGCAACGCAGACATCCACCGCTATTTACGGCAGTATTGGCATTGAAATCTAGGAAGTCAACACCTGCCATAAAGTTGTCATGGACTCCACCTATGATAGTAGTTCCATTATGGGATCCACAATCAACAATCCAGCTTTGTGCGGCATACGTAGTCCATCCTTGACCAGCACCCGATCCTGCGTTATTAGCGGCGGCATAAGAGATTTCGCCTCTATACCAACGACAATCTGTGGCGTTTTCCCCTGAGCCAGCTATTTCAGCATAGAATAGAACCCCATCTATACCTGCTCCCATTACAGCACAGTCATAGAAGTAGTTTCCTGGGGATGAGGAGGACATGCCTACACCATTGGCACAGACTACTTTGAGGTTATACCAGTTTACATATGAACCTCTAGTTCCATTTGCACGAGAGGATGAGACAAGGCCTCTGGCGCCATCTGCAGAGGAGGAGTGGGCAAAATTAGCTACACGGACTTCTGATACGGAGGGATCAGCATCATCCCATAGATGTACGTAAAGGTTGCTTCCTGAGCGCTTAAATGTGCCGGCTACAAGATTAGATGTAGTTCCGTTCCATAATCCTAAAGCTCTATTTGAACCTTGGGTAACTACTTTAAGGTGTGTTTGATTTTGACCTGTAAGAGTGTAGATACTGGATACGCCTGTGGCAATCCATCCTAGAAGAGTTGTATTAGCACCATAGAATACAGGATCAGGGCCTGTTCCGTATGTGGTTATTGTTATTTTATTAGCTTGAGTTCCTGATGAGTTTACAACGACTTCTGCAGATGAGCTTAGCCAGAAATCACCTCTTTTGAAATATACGGTATCTCCTGGCTGGAGAAAGTAGTTTCCGTCACATTTGCCTTTGAACATTCCCCAAGGGTTACCTTGGGAACCATCTCCTGTGGTATTAGAACCTGTAGATGAAGAGATGTAATAAGAGGCCATTAATTGCCTCCGTATTCATGCACAACGGCTGTTACTGTTGCTCCTCCAGATTGGGTCCTTAGGGCCATGGTGAAGTTGTCTACTACGCTATCCCAGAACTTTGCTCCACCTGAGGTATTAATAAATATACCTGCTGAATTTACAGCTAGACCTGATAATCCATAATAGAGTAGTGCTGTATTAGCTAAGTTGGCTATTTCAACGGCTCTTGCACCAGAAGAGATTTGGTATAGTGTTTCGGATGAGGTGATGGATAGTAGTTTAGAGGTAATTATAGACCCTAATTGGAGATCACTTATTCTTCGTATCGGCATTTAATCTCTCCAATGTTTCACTTATGGCTCGTTCCTTTACTCTTTCAATTATCTTCTTATCTATTTCAGAGGATATTTGTAGACCTATCTCTAGACCCTTGTTTAAGCCCTCAATGTAGGCAGAGTCTAGGGGTGTGGCATGAGGAATAGAGTTAGTTTCCTTACTCTTGAACTGAGTAAACCACTTTAAAAGTGTCATTTGGACTCGCATTTGTTATGTTAAGAACATATTTACCAGAAACAGGTACAGCTATTCCAGTTTCGTTTAACTCACCACGGGAGAATCCCCAATTCATGACGGTAGTGTTATTCTCGTCCACCATGTTTACTCTGAATACGGTAGTGTCAGTTAAGGCTTGAACTACAAGATGTCTTAATAAGCCACCTATTACTGAAAGAGTGGTGGTTGAGGTAGATCCTGCAGATGTTAATAAGGACGTTTTATGTTGATAGATTCTCATGTCCAGCCTTGGGTAAAGTAAATGGATGATGGAATTGCCTGTGGAGGAGTAACGGGGGCGCTAGAAAATATCCAGCCTGTATTACCTCCTCCGTCTACCGATGGAGGCGTAGCTCCAGCGTAGAAGGTTGCACCTCCTGTTGAAATGATGTTAGTGAGGTTAACTGATTCCCAGGTTACTAGACCAGATGCTTTGGATAGAGTGGCTGATCCTGCAGATGCTGTGAAGGTTATTATATTGGAACCATTTTCAAGACCAGCATCGGTTATGAGAGTAGTTGTAGTAGATCCAGGAAGAGTTATTGACTTCGTTCCTCCCCCATCTGTGTAGATGCGGTTGAAGGTGTTGGAGCCTGTGATAGATTGAACATCAGAACCAACGGAAGCCGCCTTGATTTGTAAATCGTTATAGGTTAATCCGCCCCCAGCAAAGGTCTTTGTTGTCGCTGAAATATTAGACAGAAATATCGTAGAACCAGACGAGTTAAAAGTTAATCCGGTTGTCGTTCCAAAAGACCATGATGTTGATGACCCAGTAACTGTGGTTGTAGCAGAACCAAGTGTGATGGCTTTTGTAGCTGTTCCAGAAATATTAAGATTTGCAAACTGCATTGAAATATTATTTGTGTTTAGGAATGAGCCATTCGTTAATGTAAAATTACCACTCACACCACCTATTGCGTCTTGTGGTGTAAGTGTTCCTCCGACCATAGAAATTGTTAAAGCGTTTGGAAATGTTTTTCCAGCGGTTGTAAGAAGAAACCCCGACCTACCCTCAAATGTTGTAGTTATTCCAGTATTTCCAGATAATGTCATTCCAGATATTAGTTTAAGGTCGCCATAAATTGAGTGCGATATTGAGCTAATTGTCCAATTCGGCGTCCCACTCGCCCCCGTCCAATCAATAGACTTTCCAAGGCGGGGCATATCGGCTGTGATGGTTCCCCCTGTGACACCTGACATGCTTACGTCGTCTTGAGGCAGAGGAACACGGCTAGTCCATTTGGCTACACTTGACCAGTTATCTGTGCCGCCTGTGTAGGTTTGGGTGGCGGCGGTGGTGAAGGTGATGCCTGAGTTGCCTCCGCAGTCTCCTGAGTTGCCTGTGATGGCGGATAAGTCCCATGAGCCAGCACCTGCTCCTGTGATGTCACGGAAGTCGGCGTTTGAGATTGTGTTGCTTGCCGATGTGATTGTGCGAGCAGTTCCTAGAGTTGTTGACGCAAAAAGTATTCGATTGGTGGAGGAGTTTCCAGCCAATGTAAAACTGTTGGTAACGACAAACCCTGTAGTAGTGAATATGCTGGTTTTTGTGTTTGCGCCATTAAGAACTAGGTTATAAAAAGACTGTCCACCCGTGTCGATTACCCTTGTCCCACCCATGTGATTCATAGTAAAAGTTTTTCCATTCGGAACAAGAGTCCCTGGGAAGATAGTAAAATCTCCAGCTGATGAACCGTTGCCAGAGGTAATGTCATCTCCAAAGGTATATGTTCCAGATGCCATCGTAATTCTTGGTAAGGCTTTTGTTCCAGATGTGAGTGTTCCTGTAGCATTCATAGCGAGAACTGCCCCAGAAGAATAGTTATACGTCATCGTAGAAACAAGTGTTATAGAACCAGATATGGTAAGAGTGATGCTAGCATTATGCGTCAACGTCCCCGTATACCCCGTACAGGTAAGCGACTTTCCTACGGAGGTGGCGGAGATGGTACATTGACCAGAGCCAGCGTCCATGATGCAGTCATCAGCAGATGTGGGTGGGCCAGAGGAATCACCGCCTGCGGAAGATACGTTTGACCACGTTGCGGCGTCTGTCCAGTTTCCGCCTGCGGCTTTAAGGTAGAGAGTGGCCACTAGGGTATAACCTCATCAGCGGCTGGAGCTACAGCGATCTGAGCATCAAGTTGAGCTATTTGTTCAAGAAGATTAGCTTTATCAGCTTGAAGCTGTTCCTTTGTAAGGACAACTGGTGCTGGAGGATTATTGATGAGGTTTGAATAATTAGTTAACCTCTTTGACTTCTCAGCCTCATGCGATCCATCAGCTACTTTAGATTGATACTCAGCCATTGAGCTGTAATAGATAGCATCCCTATAAGTAGCGCCAGAAACTTGTTCCTCAAATATAACTTGAATCTTAACTTGTTCAGTCATTTATCCTCCTATCTATAATAAAGTATCGCTGTGCCAGCTACGAGAGTCTTAACATATAGCTTCTCGAATTCGACTCCACCTAAATACGTAGAGATAGAAACTGGATTATTATCAGGTGATGTCTGCCTGAATACTATTTGAGCCGTATTAGTCTTCAGAGCGAGTTCAAGAACACTAGTAGTATTTGTTGCTATTAGAAGGATACTTTGTACGTCCATAGAAAGATCAATATTAAGTCCTGCACTATCAACGTAGAAGCCACACCCTATAGATCCATTAGCCATTTAGAACCTCCCGTAGTCTTTAGTTAAGTGGCTACGAGAAGTTTCGTGCCACAAGTTATCGGTTGCTGAGTAGAAAAGATTTAGGATTGCGCCTGAGTCCATTACAAAGCGACTGGTATAAAGAGCAAGTCCACTGCTATCAAAAAACGTTATGCTAGAACCTATGCATAGGAGAGTTATCTGCTTGCCCTGATAGGCTGATGTAATCTGTGGAGTAGACATGGAGGTAACGTTAATGTTGGAGCCTGAGATGTATGTCCAGGGCTTATCATTCCAGGCTATAGGCTGACTTGTGGTATAGACGATAACCTTTGTTGATTCGGGTGGAATAATGTAGGCGTTTGATCCAACGAATACTGAGTTATCACGTTCTCCATCTCCGATATCGCCTTCCCCACCCAAGGATATCTTGGATAGAGGAGGCGTATCGAATTCGGCTGGAGAGACATCTGAGCCTTTATCACTTACAGGACGACCTGCTTCTCTAGTGTAGGCATTAGGATAAGAGGTAGTTGGTTGGAATCCGAATTGAAAACCACTTCTCTCAGAATTCCACCATCTAAATCTTTCGCTTTTCCTACGACTAGGAGTAGCCATGTTAGGTTACACCTGAGTGTTTAGGGATACCCTGTTGGCTAAAGCTGACCAGTCTGTGCCATTGTGTAGGAACGACAAGGTTTCTCCATTGAGCATAGTAACGTTTCCAGCAGTCGTAAAGAGAACACCACTCACACCCGATCCTGTTAGCACAAGGCTAGGGATACGGATACCACCTGCGGAGTTCTGGATAACAACCGCTCCACCAGTGTTGCTGTAGACATGGATAACTTTACCAAGTTCACCACCATCAAAGTTAGTGATCGTGAGAGCAGATGCGCCAACGATGAAGTAGGTTCCGTAAGATACGTCTGGGGTAGTGTCTCCTGCCGTGAAGGTGTAGGCAGTACTTCCTACTCCAGGTTTAACGTAACTTAGACCGTAAGGAAGTCTCGTGGGTTGATGAGGCATTTTATATTCCTTCTTTGCTTACACCAGGCTTTACTGGAATAAGACTTTAAGTAACCGTGGATGGGGATTTCTCCCCACCCACAGCCACGACATTTCTATTTCTTCTTCGTACCCTTTTTCTTACCGCCGCAAGGCATTTTACGCTCCTGCAGAGAAGTAGATGTTATTAGGCTTATTGCACTCAATGGAATAGCGGAAGGTTACCTTGAACAAGGCATCCCCTGTTTCAAAGTCACCATCCTGTGCGAAGTCCACATCACGCCTCATATAAGCGATGATACCGCCGTTAGATGACGGAGGATCGGCCCACAGCGTAAAGGCATCCGTATCGGTCAGATACGGGGTGACGATAAGCTGGAGGTTGCGCTCTTTCAGAGCATTGATGGAGTTATTCGCTGACTCAGGATCATAACCAGAGTTTAAGAGTTCCTTGGCTTTCCATGCGTTAGCAGGGTTAACCAGGATTTTCTTAGCTCTGATCATCTGGATTTTACCTGAGTCATCTCTCGTGTTCTCAAACTCATCCAAGGCGGCCTGAAGAGAGGTCGCTGAAAGGTCTGAGGCGGGAGCAAGCAGGTTATTCCAGGTACCACCACGAAGACGGACTTTGCCAGTGGAGAAAATTGCATTCCCCAGGCCATCCGTATGAGTGGCAGTAGCAGTTCCATTATTGATGATATCGAATCCAAGGATCTCAAGAGTCTCACGAGCCGAAGAACCAAGTTCCTCAGAGAACTGTTTCATCTGAGTAGGAACTTCAGGGTAGAGAGAATCCTCAATGAGTTCCTCCGTGATACGGACACCTAGACCATAGGTCTTATGAGTCCATCTCTTGGTAGGACCTTGAACGAATTCATCATATGCAATCGGAGCGCCTTCTTCCTTGGAAGGAATCAGTCCTAACGCACCGAAGTATGCGCTCTCCTCATAGGCACGTTTGGATGATTTCCAATCGCCACCTGTGAGAATTTCTTTGGACATTAAGTCCGAAGAGCGAGGTTTATAGCTATCTCTCATAAAGGAGAATAAGCCAGGAACCACGCTCTTATTAAACGTTGTTCTATTCATGGTTTATGCTCCTATTAGACGGATACGCCAACTTTAGTGTTGCCTAGTTGATGGTTTGCAATACGAACAACCCACTCACAATAGTTACCAGGAGAATTTAATGTTCCATCCTGGTTAACCTTGTCCTGCGGATACAGAATCTGTAATGCGCCACCAGTACCTGCCGCCGCCGTGGAGCGATCTAGGACAGCGTATGAGTAACCGGTAGTCGTATTGCCAGTTCCTGCATCGATGTAGGTGAAATCAGCAGTATTACCGATTTCAGAGGTAGTTAATGCAGAACCACCCGTGTCTTCTTCAATCAAGTACCTTTGTGCTGGACTGTCAGTTACTCCCACCCAAGCGTCCGTACTTGCAGGTAGATATGCTCCTGCCGATAACGAGGTAATTCCACTTGGAAGGCCTGCATGGTTAAGATCCAAGAAGCCTACAACGGAGCCAAGAAGAGGAAGGTTCTGACCAACTGCCACTTGAGCAACCTGGCCTGAGTTATTCAGGGCAACGGGTTGATAGCGGTAGATAGCCAGAGCCGTATTAGCTCTGTAGTAGGTAACTTGAATGTTACCAGTAGGACCTGTAATGGGAAATAACCCACGAATCGATGAGTCATTAGCCATTTAAGTCTCCTAAGTTGAAGTTATTATTCTGTTGTTTGAGCTTCTTCACGGGCATCCTCGCCAGTGAGCTTAGGTTTATAGTACGACTCTCCACCTTCTTTCCATTTCTCAATGGGGAGATTTCGCACTCTCTCTAAAGATTCAAGGCCAGGCCTCTGCCGAAGCTTGGTTGCTTGCTTTAAAGGCATGAATCCAAGTATGGAATCACCTCTTTCTATTGTGCCTATTGCGGTAAATAGGCTCCTGGAAAGGTCAGGAAAGTACGTACGGTTAGCTATATGCCACCCTCGTACAGTTGTTGCCCTATCGATCATCCGTTTATCTTTATTGATCCAACGGAATGCGAATCGAGAGGAATACTTTTTGTCTACCTCATCAGGAAGGGATAATGAGTGTTTACCTTCAGGGAGGTCTACTTCTTTGACTTCGATATCGTCTAGAGACTTAGGCTGTTCTCTAAGCTTCTCATGAACGTATGCGTCAATATTGGATGTGAGGACTAGGGGCTGTGCGGATTGAGTTTCTTCAGCCTTCGGCTCATCTTTTACTTCGGGCTTAACTTCTTGCTTAGGCTCTTCCTTCTTATCCCATCTACCCATCACGCACCACCTTTTCTTCTCTCATCGAGAATTTTACGTTCTCTGGCGTAATCCTCTGGCTTAATACCGTTGGATTTACAGAATTCCAGGTCATCTTTGGATAGAACTATCTTTGTGGTTGAGGGAGAGGAGGAGGCTTGAGATACGGTGCCGGCTCCAGCCCTGGCCTGTCTATTGACCTCAGTTTGGACCAACTTCTTAGTAACAGTATCAAGTTTGCCTTGTTCACGGAGTTTAAGCTCCATGTCATGCATAGCTAAGACAGGACCGAATGGATCTGCGGTATAGTCAATGTTCTCTGAGACGATTTGTTGGTACAAGAGTGCTTTCTCGCTCATGGCATCGGCTAACTCTGGATGACGCTCAAGGACCTGACGCTTGGACTTCTCAAAGTTCTCTCTGCGTCTAGTTTCTTGAGCTTCTATGAGTTGTTGCTGGCGTTCTTTCTCCATTAGGTTCTTGAAGCGTAACTCGGCTAACTCCTCTACGGTTGCCTTCCAGTCTTTGTTGAGCTTCTCATCCCATTCAGAGGGGGGGCTTTGAGGCTGACTAGGCTGTGAGGGCGGTTGCATTTGAGAGAGGAGGCGTTCTAGTTTTTCCTCTAACTTGCGAGCCGAGGTATTTTGATAGTTAATACCTTTTTGGATCTTCTCTAGTTGTTCAATAGTGACATATTGAGGCTCAGATTTAGGCTTGGGTTCTGGCTTAACAGGCTTATTGTCCTGGTCAAGCTCAACCTCCTGATGGTCTGAGGGACTCTCAGGCACTACCTTCTCCTCTTTCACTGCTGAGGGCGTATTAGTTTTCATTGTATTACTCCTTCTTTCTCCTAGTTGTAGGGCTGTTCTTCTTCTGTACTTACTTGTGTGTTACGTTCTACTTCATAAATAGCTTGAGATATTCCGTCTATGATTCCTTGTAGACGGTTGGCTCCATCATAGTCATGGATGCGAAGGTTTTCCGACTTCTCCTTCTCTTTTCTTATCGAGAGCCTCTCCCATAGGGCCTGACACATTCTCCACTGACGGTTGTTGACCAGGCTTTTCAGAAGCTCCTTGTCCTCCTTTGTCAGGTAATCCTGCTGAGACACTTCCACCTCCTACTTTTGCCATTAGCGCCATCATTTGTTGCAACATGGCAAAATGTTGCTCTACGTGTAATTTATTGTACTCCATGATCTGGTTTGTCAATTCAGGGGCTGTTTGCTGAAGTTCCAGGAAATGAGGGGATTTGGCGAACTCTAAGTGTTTGTGGATATGGAATAGATGATTCTCTGCCATTTGGGGTATGACACGGGAGAAGTCACCGTTAAGCATTAGAGTATTCTCATCTTCTGGGTCAGTTACGTCATCGGTCATAGGGGCAGGACCAAGGTAGCGTTCAGGGTCACGTCCATAGGCCTTGAGGAAATCAGCCGTTACGGTGTATATCTTAACGGGGTCAGTTCCTACGAGAACATTCTGCATGAGGATGGAATACATCATGCCCATGAGTTGGCGTTCGGTTTCCTTTGAACCCATGGAGGGATCGGCTAATTGGAAGGCCGTGAATTCTCCGTTTATTCCTTGGGCTGAGAGTTCACCATCTGAGAATATCTTTTCACCTTTTTCTCCAAGCACCTTCTCTTCCATGCCGATGGGGATATTTAGTTGGATGATATCCAGGTGTTGCTGAACTATGCGTGAAGCTCCGAAGCGCAGACGCTCAGATGGAAGAGAGAAGCGTATCTCGGCAGATTGGACGATAGCTTGGGTCCTTGTAGCTGTACCTGAACCACCTACGGTCCCAGACTCACGACCCATGACGTATTCAGAGGCGGCTGTGAGGCGTTCTATGAATTCAAGAGTAAGGCGTATGGCGTTTATGAGGCGTTCTGTCGGGATGTCTAGAGGAGGAAAGTAGACGTTCCTGTTGGGGTCTGTTACAGGCATACCCTTGTTGGGGCCAAGCTTAATGGCAGGGGCATCTACGTCTCCCGAAGGGTCATAGAAGAATGGGCGTAAGACTCCTAGCGTATTGGCATCTGTCATTTGGTTAAAGATGGCATCTACTTCTTCTGCAAGTTCACGGACTTTGGTAAGAACGCCCTCGCCCTCTAGGTCATCTGGACGTTGGAGATAGTTGTCATATTTTGTGAGGTCTAAAGGGCGTTTCCCAGACTTTGTGACATCACGCATGCGGATACCGCCCAGGTAAACTCTGTGTTCGGGTGATACCCAGACTCGGACAGATTCGGGTGTTCCTACGCCATCTACGTCGTAGTGCATGTATTCACGGACTACCTCAACGGGGATGTTGCGGATCTTAATTCTACGAAGGCGTTCACGCTCAGATGGGTCCGCATTTTCAGGTATGCCTGGGACTATAATCTTGGTACGTAGTTCATCTAGGTTGATTATGGCTCCACTTAATTCTAGTTCCTCTAGGATACGGAAGGGGACTTCTTCTCGTATGATAACGGGATCTTTTTGGATATCACGGGAGTGTTTTAGGAAGAAAACGCTATCCTTGGGAATGACACGGGATTTAGTCTTCTCAACCTTGATTTGCTTGGGAACCTTAGTTTTGCCGGCTCCTACGGGCTGACCGTCTGGACCTAGAACATCGAGTTCCTCTGTGGTGTGGTTAACTTCTACGTCCCAGTAAGTTTCTGTGAGAGAGTCTCCGATACTGGCGGTATGCTTAGTCCAGAAGTCGAAGAAGGGTCGCATGGGTGACCATACACGCACCCACCAGTCCATGAATTTAGAAATGCGTTCTGTCTTAGGGACATAGACGCTTGCCATGGCTCTCCATCTGGTCAAGTCTTCGTTCCATACAGAAGGGAAGAGACGGGCATGGATGAGGTCTACTACGGATGTGGCAATACGGATGGAGCGGTTAGAGCAGAATTTCCATGGGACATCCTTGGGGATACGATTCCCATTGTACATATCTATGATACGTTTGTACCATTCCTTGAAGTTGAGTTTTTCTCCCTTGGAAGTGGTTCCGTAATCTACTTTCTCCTTATCTGACTTGGCTCTCTCATAGTCATCTAGAACCGTATCTAAGAGCATCTGGAACAGATTAGGATCTCTGGTTATTTGTATATCAATAGGAGAGGAGCCAGACTGCGAAGCATCTGCGGTTTGGTCTACGTTTATAGGTGTGGCAGGTTCGGCCTGGCCCCTCTCTTCTAACTTTGTCTCAAGTCCTGGCATTTATTTACCCTGCCATGTTTTCCTGAAAGAGTGACGTTTAGTGGAGCTTCCTTCTGGGCAACAAGAGTCGCTCATTTCTTTTCTGTGAAGCTTGGCTTTGCCTATGGCATAACGTCCATCTGAGCCGACCCCTCTATCGTTAGGAACGCTTATCTTCTGAGGCTTTGCTTGGGACATCTATGATCTCCTTTGATTTAGCTTTCTTTATCTTATCTAGAAGCCATTCACGCTTGGCTTCAAGTTCCTCATCGGACATAATGTTGTATTGATTGAGGGTGAGAGAGTGTATGCCGTCACCCTCCATCTCCTTGCGAGAATGCTCTATCGTAGTCAACAACTCTCGCACGTTTCCTTTGGTCTTGGCTTTCTCGTATAGCTTCTCTACACGTTCCAAGCGGACCTTCTTGTGAGACATTGGAACATCTTCCAAGGTAGCTAAGTATTCCTGCCTGTATTTGCTTATGATAGGTTGCCATTTTTTAGTGGATTTGTAGGCGGTGACGAGGGATGGTGTAATGGAGATGCGGAATATGTCTTGGACTTGTTCCACGATGTCGGATGGTGTGACATATTTTGCAATACCACGCAGTATGTAATCTTTAACGTCATATCTTTCGTCCAGTTTTCCTATGCCAGTCTTTCCACGACCTTTGTTCACGTCTTCAAGGTCGGATGTTTTTATGAGGTACTCATCCTTCGTGTCCTCTGGATTTACAATAACAGGTTCTTGTCCTTGTGCAACTTGCTTAGAGGTGTCACGAGGCGCAGGAGCAGGTTTCTTATGGAACGGATTAAGGTTAGTAAGGAGCTTCTTCAAGTTCATAATCTATTCCTGCCATACGGCTTGAGGTTGGGTTGGACATGCATAGGTAGCGTACACAGTCAGCTCCGTGAGTCTCCTTGTCCTTGGATTTCTCCTTGGGGTCCTTCTCATCTGCAGTTTTGCCGATCCACTCCTCGTATTGGTGGTTCATGATGGAGTGTATAGTCTTGGGAGCGAGGTACTTGTGGAAGAAGAGTTTAGGCTTATTGGTGTGGGAGATGGGCATATCTTTGTCGTAGTGGAGGTACTCTTTTACCTTAAGACGGCCTTCGTCCTTGGCGTCATCGGCTTCTATCCAGCCTCCACAGCCGGCATGATAGAGTTCCTGGATGACGGTACGGCCCGTGGTTATAAGGGGCTTGCGACCAAAGTTAGGGTCTATGATGCGTTTTTTCATGCGGTAGCCTTGCTTGCGTTCGTGGGACTTTATCATGGTAGCTAGTTCCTGGATGGTGCAGTGAACGGATAGCTCAGAGTGTACGAATACGTCATCATTGCGGTCTATGATGGCCCATATGACATGGTGCGGTTGGCGGTCATGGGGGTCTAGGATGGAGATGACGGGATCTGGGTATTGGTAGGAGAATTCTATCTTGTGGACATCACAGAATTCCCTGTAGACGATACCTCTTAGATGATAGAACTTTCCGTGGATGCGAGTCTCACGGGTCTCATCATCCCACATGGTTTCAAATTTCTTGATATTCTCCTCTGAGAGAATGGGATTTCCCTTAATATCGAACTTGTTGTCCCGCATATCCACGATGAAGGATTCGATGCGTTGTCCGTCTGATTTATCAACTAGCTCCTCCTTCATCCATGGCTCAATTAGGGGGGTAAAGGTTAGGATGGCACGACCTCCACGGTCAATTAAGCCACGCATGATGGCATCGAAGCGTTTCTTGGATTGAGGCTCATCTCCCCAATAGAAGTCCCAGTCCTGGGATTCGAATTTCATAACGTCTTGTTCGTTGGATAGGAAGTCTACTGTGGATCCGTCTGCACATACGATACGGGCAATGTAGCCACCTGTTATACGCTTAATGTGGGTTATGTAATTTGAGGGAAGGTAGGACATAATCTTGGGTTCGATAACCTTCTCCACGATGGCGTTATCGGTTCCAACTACTACAGCCTTGATGGGGTGGAAAAAGCGGCGTTTACGAGGGAAGTAATCGGGATATTTTCGTGTAAGGTGCATGGAGAGTTCAACTGCCCCTATGGTAGATTTACCCGACCTATTCCCTCCAGAAAAAAGAATTATATCGGCTTCAGATTTGTGGGCCTTAAGTTGCATCGGGTTAGGAATATAATATTTCAGGCCCTCCGAAGTGCGTCGCCTTTGGCGGATCGCATCTATGGCCTCCAGCTCGGCTAAGGCCTGCCGCAATGTCAGTTCGTCCTGCACCTGTTCCATGACTGAACGCTAGCACAATGAAGGTGCGTGTCAAGAAGCGAGGGGCGGTATAGGG